GTTGTTACCATTAAGAGCAGGAGCGTAGTCAAGAACGCCAGCCATTCCAAGAGCAGAAGCCACATCAGCAGAGCAGATGAGGATGTTGCCCTTCCCGCGACGAGTTTGCTGACCGATAGCGTTAGCATCTCGCTCTATCTGGAATAGAAGACCTTTAAATTTCTCAACAGACCATCTACCATTGGAGTCAACGTCTAAGTCAAACTTACCAGCAGTAGCTGTGTTGTTTTGAGCACCAGCAACAGCGTTAGTATAGATTGTTCTAACGACTTCCCTGTTAATTTCAGCAAGGATTTCTGTTGATAGGATGTTTGCAAGCTCCTGCTCGGCATCCAATCCATGAATTGCCTTGAGGTCTTGAGCCATCTCTATGCTGTACTCAGCTTTTAACGCACGGGCACGAGCAGTAACAGTTACTTTCTCGATTGAGAATCCCATCTCACGGAAGGCCGTGTTGGTGGCATTGCTGTCATCAAGAGCTTCAACTGTAGCAGTTGTCATACCAGTAGCATCACCTGTCTGCTCATATGTTCCAGCAGGGGAATCATTGAGAAGTGCAGGGTTGTTGCCTTCTGCGTCGTTGTTTGCAGATGAAGAAGCACCTGGATCGTAAGTGTTTCCACCACCACCAGAGAAACCTGCGTTAGGCTCATCGAAGAATGCTTCATCGTAACCACCAGCGGCTGGAGCACGCTCTGCACCGTAGTTGGTTCTCATTGCAAAGATAAGTCCTGTAGGACCTGTCATTGGTTGTACGCCTGCAACGTCATATGCAATAAGCATAGGCATTGAGCGTCTGATTAGGCTAATCAATACTGGGTCGAAACCTGCAACTGGACCAGTTGCTGTGTCGCCAGCAGTGTAACCTGTGGTTTGAAGAGTCTCAGTAAGTATCTTACCCTCTTCACTAATTGCTTTTTCTTGGTTTTCAAGAAGTTGTGCGACTACGCCTTTCTTATAGGTATCACCGATCTCTGGAAGAGCGTCGTGATTCAGAACGGGTGCCCACTTTTCTTGGAGTGATTTAAGTGACATTTGTCTCCTCTAAAAGTAGTTATTAATTTATAATCATTTAGACCAATTGCTTAAAGCATCAACGTACTTAGACATTGATGTGCTATTGGTATCTTCCACAAGGGGTTCCCCTTTGTCTTCGGTAGGATCTGCAACCTCGGTTGCTTCCTTGCGAGCAAAGTAGCTTTCCTTGATTGTCTCGACCTTATTTCTAAAGTCTTCTTCAGTTTCAAACTCAACACCCTCGGCTAGAGAAGCGAGCTTCTCTCTCTGAGTTTCAGCAAGACCTGCTGATACCTCATTCACGATTTCCATTCTTGTAAGTTGTCCAAGTCTCTTATTGAGTTGGACGTTAGCGTCGATTTGCTCATTGAGTTTTGCTTCCATCTCATCAAGCTCTCCAACCATACCGTCAAGTAGGTTGAATTTTTCTTCGGGCACAGTCAAGTTGTGCTCTACGAAGAGTCCTTTTAGACCAGCAAAGAATGATTCTGCCATCTCTACCTTAATACCGTGCTCGACAGCTAGTGCATTTTCTTCTAGCCAAGTCTTAGCAGCGTAGGAGATGTAATCATCAACCTTTTCGGCCAATTCTGTTTTGATTTTCTCTGTCTCTTCAGTCAGAGTTTCGTCAAATGCTTGTTGTACAATCTTAAGTTCCTCGTTAACCTTAGAGGTTACTGCGGCTTCAAAGATCGTTACGGCTCTGGCTCTGAATTCTTCTGATAATTCTTCACCAGCGACAAGAGCGTCAACATCTTCAGTAAAGTCGTATTTGGTTTCAGGCTCTTCTTGGATGACTTCTTCGTCATTCTCGACTTCCTCCTGCTTAGATGATGCGTCCGAAGGCTTCGTCTTCAGGGACTTATCCTTCTCTACACTAACAGAGTTAGCAGCAGATTTTCCAGCGTTTTTGGTGCCAGCGGCTCCTTCAAGTGAATCCGTATCTACGTGGACAACTTTCTTACCACTGCCACCCAGAGAATCAGATGACCCAGAGGTGTCAATCTTTTCGGCTGGTTTAGCATTTTTGGTAACAACGTTAGAACCCTCAGACACTTCTTCCATATTATCTAATTTCTGATTGTCAGACATTTGTTTTTACTCCGTTCAGTGCTTTAGTCTTTGATTATTTATAATTATAAACTCTTTAGAAACTTACTGAATGCGGAAACCTTCCGTTCTTGTAAGTTTATTAGAGTTGCCTCATCAATTTCCTGCTTAATTTGAGCAACAGCAGACTCTTTTAGTAAGCCGTTATCCCAAACCCACTCCTTTCCTTCCATGATTCCATCTACAAATGCATCTGGAGCCGAAGGATCCGCTACTATATCAGCAGCAGTGGCAAGCATGAAGTCATCACAAACTATGTTACAGCCCTCTTCTTTCTTAAGAGAACCCATCCCACGACTAGAAACTCCTAGTCTTACACCTTCATCAAGTAAGTTTTTAGCAATTGATCCCATTGGTGTGTCAAGAATCTTGGCTCTACCAATGAAATTATTACCTTCTTGCTTTAGTGACTCGATCTTGTGGGACACACGATCAAGATTTATGCTAGGACCGTCGGGATGTCCTAACTCACCTAGAGCACGACCCTTTTGGATATGATGCTCATCATATTTAGCGACTTCTCTTTCGAGAGTCTTGACAGGATACTTCCTACCATTTTTATTTTGAAGTTCAGCCTGAAGGAATACACCTTCTATGAAGTGATTCTTCTTGCCTTCCTTTTCCTCAGATAGAAATTTAACCTGAGTTATTTCTTCAGCTATCAGTCTCATCTTCGGGTTCCTCCTCTTGGTTTACTTCATCAGTCTCAGCAGATGCCTCTACTGATGCTGGGGTTCCAGGAGCTTCCTCACCTTCTGGGGGATCTTCTGGAAGACGCACACCAGATGTATCTACATCTGTTACTTCAGCATCACCTACTCCGTCAATAGATTTCTCTACTTCATCAGCAGATGCCTGAGCAGTGTCGTCTAGGTCAAAGCCCATCTGCTTTGCAAACTCAAGCTTCTTTGCTTGAATCATGTCATATGTAGTCGCTGAAATAGCGTCATTGGTGGCATCAATAGCCGAAGCTTTCTGGTCACCAAATATTTTATCTACAATATCAAGGGCTGCATCTGATGGCATAACGATAAATCCTAGTCAATACAACAACTATTTAGCAATTAAAACTCTGCTCTTTTCAAATCTGCGGGGTCAGGTTGAATTTCTTCCTGTGCAGGAGCTGCTTCTGCGCCAGCAGCAGGGTCAATTCCTGCCTCCATTGCAGCTAATTCTTCAGGGCTTTGTATGATACCTGCTTCAGTTTCTTCTTCTATCTGCTTATCAATTTCCTTGATTTCAACGTCTGTCTGCTTAAGTACTTGACGACGAATGTAGTCCACAGAGAAGTATTTGCCTACAAATGGATCCATTGTAGCAACTTGATTCATCCTCTCATTGCGGATTTCAATCTCTTTTAATTCTGTGAAGTAGTTGTCAGCAACATAATCAAACTGGATATGCTCCTTCATGGTATCCCAGTCTTCAAGTGTTACAATACCTTTAAGAACAAGTTGAGTTTTGAGCAAATCAATAAACATCTCAGAGAAACGTTTACGCAATCTTGCGACAAACTTCTGGAATTTAACTTCGTCTCTGGTTATCTCAGCAGCACGACCAATGTTAAATGTAGTCTCTGTCTCCAGTCTGGAGTTAGGTACGTTTAATGACTTGTATAATTTCTTCTGGAAATACTTAACGTCTTCTAATTCACCTAAGTTTTGTCCACCTGGTAGTGTAGTAATCTCAGTACCTCTACCACCTTCTCTCCTAGGTAACCAGAAATCTTCTAGCATAGAAAGGAATTTCTTATCATCCTTAATCTCACCAGTGTTAGCATCATATACAAGTTTGTTTCTGTAACGACCCATTACCTCACGGAGGTATTGCTCTGCTTTATTCTTAGGTAAGTTACCAACATCGATGTAGAATATTCTACGCTCTGGTGCTCTTGACAATCTGTATATAACAAGAGAGTCTTCAATCATCCTTAACTGGTTGACTGCTTTAATTGCTTTATGCAAATGACTCAATGTCATGTTCTTATTCAAGTCCATGATACCTGAATGAACATAACAAATAGAATCTGGAGCAATCTTTAATCCCTGTGTAGGAGTTTGATTCTTCAGACCCTTTGGATCGTATAGGTAGTATGATGCAGACCTTTGAGTCAACATCTCATTGATTCCTAATCCTGGTCTTAAATCCTGTTTCTTCTTCTCGTGCTCTGAAACCTTACGGATTTTACGAGGATCAATGTAACGTAATTCTATTAGACCTTCTCTAGGTTTCTTAGGGTCTATTACCTTATGATAAAATAATCTCCCATCAACATACCAGCGACGGAAGATTTCATAACTTCTATTTTCAAAATCTAATAAGCGAAGAATCTCTTGGAATTCCTCCCTCATTATTTTCTTAATCTTTTCTCCAACCTTTAAGTTGGACAATTCTAATTCTACTGGGACATCATCAAAGTTACCACAAATAGTTTCATTAACGATATCATCAACAGCAGCATCACACTCAGGTTGTAGAACCATCTCTCTATAACGAGAGATTAATTGAAATTCATTTCTTACCTGACCATCAAAATCGATAGAGTAACCATAGTGACCACCCCCTGCAACGGGTTGTGATCCATCCAGGTTATCTTTTTGCACGAAGGAAGGCCCCTTCGGAGCCTTCTTCTTGCGATCTAACGAAAAACCAAATAGCTGAGACATTATATTTTTTGACTTAGTTTAAATCCCTACCTTATTTATAGGGGTTTGGAAGTCGGTTATTTCTTAGCCGCTTCAGGAGTCCAGTATTGGACTTGTAGCTCAACAGTGAATTCTTCCACTGCGTCGTTACTTCCGAAGTCTAAGTCTATTGCAGCAACGTTACTTGGGAATACGTTGTAGAATTTATAACCTTTAAGAATCTTAGGAGCCTCAGTCTTATTACCTGTTGCTACAGTTGCACCTGTGTCTCTGGCAAGTTGCCAAACACTCATGTCTGCAAAGTAACCAGTTGAATCACTGTCGTCACCTAATGTGCCAGCAGCAGTAAAGTTTTCATTACTTGCTTGAATTGCGTCAACCCATAACTCGAATGCATTCCTTAAGACGAAACCAGAATCATTCATGATTGTGATTGTCCATGGCTCGAATGTACGGTCTCCAGCAATCTTTAATACTCTTCCTCGGAAGGGTACTTCAATTACTCCGATTTGTGATGCGGGTAAATTAGCAGCTCTAACTGTAAACTTTCCAAGGTTTGAAAGTGCTGCGTCGTTTATTATACCTGTTGGGAAGTTTAAATCCACCTGAAACAGGTTAGGGCGAGCGAAGTCGGATACAACACTTGCCTTAAAGTCATCAATAGTGCCTCTAATTGCCATTGTTTTTTATAGCTCCGTTTGCAACTATTTAGACTTTCCGCTTTTTTGACACAAAAAAAGAGACCCCGTAGGGTCTCTTGATTGTTTTTATTTAATTTAACCAGCAACCTCAGCGAAAGAAACGCCAGTTCTTGTTGCTACGAATGTTAGAGTAATGTAGTTAATCGTGCGAGTTGGTTTCACGAATATCTCTGCGTAGAATTCTCCACGGTCAACAGATGCTGGTGGGTTATTCTCCTCGTCACACTTGACTAAGAAGTCTGTTACACCACGACGACCTTGGACATCTCTCAAGTATGGCTCAACAATGTTGAGGAAGAGATTTCTTTGTGCCTCATCGTTTTGCTCGAAGAGTTGTGTCTTAGCAGCAGTGCTAATAACTCTCTCGATAACAAGGAATAAGCGACGGACGTTGATTCTATCGAATGCACTTGCGAATCCTTGAGCAGTTTTGTCACCGAATAATACGATGCCTTGTCCTGGGAAGGAAACAACAGGGTTAATTCTATTTGCATAGAGGGTATCACGCTGTGTCTTGTTAGGTGAATATGCAATTTTAATTGCATTTCTTAATCCACCACGAGAGAAACCAGCAGGTGAGAACCATGGTTCTGCTATCTCAGCAGTTTGAAGTACTAGTCCAGCAATGTCTCCGTTGCAAGGGACATAACGATAAACATCATTATACTTGTCATAGATGTACTTGTAACCAGAGTCAAATACGCAATAGTTACTTGAAGGTAACTGGTCGAAGTAATCAACTATATTTGTTGTAATTTGTGCAGGGTCAGTTATACCAATAACGTCTGCTCTTGTTGGTGAGAAGAATGCCATGCAGTCACGACGCTCTTCAACAATGTTTGTAATTGATGTTGCCTTAGCAATAGCAGCAGCATCCGTTGCACCAGCTGGTCCAGAAAGGATGAAGTCAATTGTTTGTGATTCAGGGTCATCAACTAAACCATATGCAGTAGCGATGTCAGTATTAGAAACTGTATATACACCTGAGCCAGTTGTATATGTTGCACCACTTGCTAGGCGATAGTAGTGTGTTGAGTTGGACTTAGATCCAATTGTGATAGCACCACTTGGATATGCAGTAGTACCAGCAGCGGAACGAAGTAGGTTAAATCTGCGGTTGATAGCAGATAGTGACCAGTTACCATCTGAAGCAGTTGCGTTTCCTGTGAAAGGAGCAGCTTCATCAGATCCCCAATAGATGTATTGTGACTTCTGCTTGATAACTTCTTTGTAGTAGTTAACTTCACCAACAGAAGACTTACCGTCAGTTGCTTTAGATACACCAACGAATCTTTCTAAGATTGATCCAGGGTTACCAGTAATTTCTCCGTCAACGTCAACAACCAAGATATGTAATTCATCATTCTCTCCACCAACTGAGTTAGCGTAGATAGAAGTTCCAGGTCTTGGAGCAACGTTAATCCACTTAGAACCAGGTAGATACTCACGCTCTGCATACTCATTTCTTACTGAAGTAACAGTAGCAGCGTTAGATGCACTGTCTGTAAGAGCATCAGAAGCAGCGAAGTCGATGCTTGCTTTGTCCTTACCAATGTAAAGAAGACGAGTAATACCAGCAGTACCGATAACAGCAGTGTTACTTCCTTGAGTTACAGTCTGACCATCAGCGATGATACCAGTAACACCACCTGAAGGAATACCGATTTCAAGAATCTTGTTACCTGCATCCCATGCTAGGACATCAACTGCTTCAGCAGAACCACCAATTCCGATACTTGTAGAAGCACCAGGTACGAATGTTCCAACTAGAGTTGTTACTGTTAGACGAATTGAATACTTATATACTTTACCTTTTGCACCTGATGCAGCAGTTAGAGCTAAATCTTCAGCATATCTCCACTCGTTACCTGATCCAGGAGCAGGGATTACAGCAATCTGGTCAGGACCAGCGTCTGTTGCGAAGATACCTAGGGAGTTTCCAAGTAAGCCAGGAGTTCTCGATGCATAAGTCCAAGCGTTGCTATTGCTACTCTCGTAAGTTGTCTCGTAGTCTTGTAAATTCTTGATTAAAGGAGCAGTACCTGTATCAACAGCATTCTTCAATGCACTGTCATTGATACGGATAGTCTTTAAGATACCACCATAGGATAAAAACTGTGCAGCAGTAAACCAGAACTCATAGTTGTTCTCATTCGGCTCACCGAAAACTGAAACCAGACTCCTTTCAGAAGCGATTTGCACAATCTCTTCGACTGGCCCTTGTGCAAATGGAGCTGCTAAAACTCCGATATTAAAACCAGCTGGAGCAGTTACGGTGGTAAGATCCCTTTCCTGTACTACTACACCTGGAGAAAGCTGATTAGAAACGCCCATTAGTAAAACTCCGTTTGATTAGTGCATCGTTTGTCTAAGAATATTTATAATTTTGAAACGTCACCTATACTCCCACATGTAAGAACTATCCCCGTACTCTCCTACAGATGCGGAATTCTCAGCAACCTTCCACACATCTCCCTGAGCATCTTTAAAAACTTCTTCCTCAAATCCGTCGCTCACAAAACCGAATGGAGCCATGTCTTGCTCAATTGCTTCTCTCTGATCTCTATAGATTCTTGCTCTAACATCAGTATCATTAAGCTCTTTAAAGTATTGCTGCATAGCAAGCCAAGCAAAAATAACCATACACATAGCAAGGTCATCGTTACATCCTTCTTCCGCTTGGAATGATTGTCCCTTTTGAATGAATGTAGTTAACTCTGCAATACATTCATAATCTGGAATCAATAATTTATTATCTTCTACTAATACTTTTAAGTTGGAACAACCAACTTGCTTAACAGCAGTAGACATCTTGACTCCCATCTGTGTCTTCTTACCTGAGAATCCTTGTCCTACCTGTTGTCCTGCTCTACCCCGCATTGCACACATGAGTAGATTATCATACTCTAAATCATACTGAATAATATCCGCTACCTGACCACCAACATCATTTACTTCTACTAATATAAATGCACCATTATAATTTCTAGCAACATCTACCAGTATGTTAGGGAATAGAATAGGTTTAACATCATTATTTCTATATCTAGCAACTATCTTATAGGGGATTGTTGTTGTATCAACCACCAGAAATGCAGAATAATCACCAGATACGCCCCTTGCAACGTCAGCAGTGATAACGTAGTTATGCTTTTCCTCGACATTTTCATAAATTGCTAGACCTTTGTTTTCATTAAGTGGATCCTCATATGTCATAGTCCTCAATGCAGTAGGACTAATAAGAGTGTCAACTGATCCTAAGAATTCACACTCAAACTCAACTTTGAATTGCTGCTCTGAAGTGTTTGCAATGGTTTGCTCTTTCCATCTAGCATCTCTACCAGGTACTTGAGACCAATGAACCTCAGTTGGTACATATTCATTCTTCTTTCTTTCAGCATCATGCCAAAGTTTATAAAACATATTCATACCGTGTGGGGTAGAAATGATTATAACTTTAGTTTTCTTACCAGAAGATATAGTAGGATAAACTGAACTAAAGAATTGGTCAGCAATATGATTCGGTACGAATGCAAATTCGTCTAAGAATATAACGTTGAATGACATACCACGAACTGCTGATGCAGAAGTGGATGCTGCCATAATCTTACTACCATTCTCTAATTCCAGACTACCTTTATTCCATTCGTTAATACCCTGTTGCAACCAACGTGGTAAATTTTCATAAGATAATTGGAGACGACCAAGCATTTCCCTAGCCGTTGCAGCTTTGTTTGCAAGAATTGCTACGTTTACATTCTGATTAAACAGGACATACCATAAAAGATATGCTGTAACAATTGTTGACTTCCCAGACTGTCTAGGTAACTTTGCTATATTGAATCTTTCAGTATGAAACTTCTGCACCATTTCCTCTTGGAAATCGTACATATCAAAAGAGACTAAACCTTCATCCAGAGATACAATCTTTAAGTACTGTCTGATAAAGTATATTGGATCATCAGCACATTTAAGATATTCCTGAATCTGATCAGGTGTAAAGTCCTCAGAAACGTTTGCCTTTTTAAGGTTCGGGTTACCTAAGTATATGTCTTGGGCTTTAGCCATTCGCTTCTTTTATTGCCTCAACTATAATCTTTTTCAATTGTCTGCTTTTCTTTCTACCTAGACCAGCAGATGTATCTATCTTTACCTTAACCCAGTAAAGACCAATTAATACAAGGACAAATGGAATAGCATCTCCCCATGAGATTTCATTCCATGCCTCTACAACATTCAATACTCCAAACATAATTAACCCTCATTAAGTGTCCCAAAGGATCTACGAATCTCTCGTAAATCCTCGAAGTTTTTTTGCTTAGTTCCACCATCGTAAGGCCAAGCATAACCTTCATCAATCATTTGCTCATTGAGTGAGATTGATTCCTCCCCAACGTAAAGCCAACCCAGAAGCCGACCGTACTTGCCGACACCACCATGAAGCTCAGTGCGAATAGTGAGCTCATCATCGCCAGCCAGAGTGCTTTCCAATTTTTCTTTGAGCCAGTTTGTTGCATCTATTCCCAGTTCCTTTTCTTCCAAGTCTCTTGTTCTTTTCTCTGGCGTATCAACTCCTGCAATTCTAACTCTTTCTTTCTTGTATAGATCAAACCCGAGATCAATAGTAACGTCAATAGTGTCACCATCAAGTACCTTGTTTATCTCCGTCACCCTGAAGTTGTAACAGCTCTTCCTGCTCGGTGGAGTCATCGCACCCATGTTCTTCCATCTCCAATTCTAGTATTGAAGTATTTATAGATTCCTCAACAGGGGTTCTATTCTGCTCCGAGTGCCAATCCCTCATCCTCTGAATCCACTCTCCTGGTGTGGGAGTCATCAATATGGGGGTTAGGATACCAATCATCGTATTTAAAGATCCAAAATATAGTGTAGCCGACTGCTACTAACAGTATAGCACACATTATATTTATTGACCAGACTACTTCACTCAACGTGAATCACCCCCTTCATTCCAGCACCAGCATGTGGATCACATTGAAACTCAAAATCTCCTGCTTCTGTAAAAGTAACTGGAAATTGCTCTCCACTCATAAATGCTAAGTCGGGATGAGATAACTCATCATGTCCTGCAAATACTACATTGTGAGGAGGTAACTCACCATTCACAAATGTAACTGTATCTCCAACACTAACTGTTAATTCATTTGGTTCAAAAATTAAATTTCCCCCAGAACCCATTTGTATAGTATCAGCAGCATATGCTTTTGCTGCCAACGTCATTGATAATGCTAAAGATGTTAGCATGATAGTGATTCTACTCATCCACCACATTATTTGGTGTTTCATAATTTATTCCTCCTTTAGGATGTAATCAAAAAAATGAGGATGCTCCCTTAGATATGGGACATCCTCTTTGCTGTGTTGCATTGCTTCGTATGCATCTTGGGCATACTCGCAGATTTCTAAATGTTGTTGGTCGAGGGTATGATACCCTACAGTGTAATGAGACACGATTTATAGCCGTGGGCTCGCTTAATACACTTTTATTTATAAGTAATATTACTCAATGTCGTTTCGGTTTGAAGACGCTGTTCGTATCTCCTTACATTTCTTTTTGAAGTCTACCTGATCAAGTAGTCTCTGAGTTGCAGCCAGTCTTTCTGCCTTTTCTTTTGGACTTTCCTTCCGTTCCATAGTTTTCGATGAATTGCTTGTAAGTCAACGGTGGCTTGACCATTTCCTTTTGGGCTAACTTATTAGCCGTAGCATACATCACTTCCTTGTCACGTTTACCATAAAGTCTTTTAAAGTCAGAGGAACGACGTTTCATTCCTTTGACTATTTTTTCAGCTTTCTGATTTACAAGAGGCATATCAACCTCCAACTACTTGTACCTCTTCAACTATAATTGCTTGACCACCAGCAGTTATTTTAACTGCTCTCTGTACTATTGCTTGGTTACCAGAGTAAGCATAGGTGTAGTCAGCACTAGCTGATGAAGAGTCAATATCTGTACTTATTGTAGTATCTGTTGCTGCTGTTACCTTTTTACCAGCAGTTACTGCTGATAAGAAATTACTGTCAATAGCAGGAGAAGTGCTGTCATCCACCACAGCGATATAATCTCCTGTTGAAAAAGGATGTGTTGCAGACCTTTCTCCAAGATTAGTTCCTAACTGATAATCTGCTGTTGAATCATCAACTGCTTTTTGTATCCTTGCTTGTCCAGGCTTAGCATTACCCTTTAAAAGTACTGGGGAGTTTGCAAAAACTTGGATTACTGGTCCTGCTCCAAATTGTACTGTAGATGCTGCTGTAGCACTTACACGATAGAAACCAGTTTGTACCACTTGATACTCAGATTGAGATGCACTTATAGAATTTGTGCTTAATACGTTAAGGACTGTCATGTCGGGTCTATGTAGATTCGATATTATTTATCTCTTTTTGCTTCTTCAACATCTTTTGTAGGTCAGCAGTGCTTCCTACAAACATAGTATTATTAATTGTTGATGGTCCTTTCTTATCTTCTTTATCCAATTCTTTCATCTTACCTTGCAAGTCAATCAACTTGTCTGTCGTATCTGCCACGTGTTTGATGAGTTGACCAGCAACTTCATAAGCACGAGGATGATCAGACGCTCGTGCCACATCAAGTATGCCATCTACTGCCTCCTGTCCTTTCATTACTAAGTTATGTAGATTAGCACGACTCATTTCATAGTCTTGCTTAATGTCTTGCGTCTCACTCTTCTTGAGTGATGGCTTGACTGCTTCTACATGCTTCTGTAATTCAGAAGGTTCTGCTCCAAATACTTTGTCTAGTCCATCGAAAGTTGCCATAATTAAATTGCCTCATCTGCACCACTTAAAGGATTACGTTTCTTCATGTCAGTGAAGTCAGAATACAATTCGCCGAATCCGAAATCGTCATCAGCTTCGATGGTTGCATGATCTGCCTCATCGATTTCAAGTATTCCTGATCCAGCAACGTGACCTGCAATAGTACTACCATTCCATCCACGTTTAACATGTAAGGTGCTACCGACAATCCTATCGATACGCATTACCTCAGTGTCAATTTGAATGTTGGTATTCTCTGCAAGACTGGATACATCTCCGACTGTAATAATACCGTCGTTGATATCCATAGCATTGGTAAGTGTAGTAACTGCTGCACCAGTAACGTTGGTCAAAGCAACTGGAGTTGCCTGATAACGTACTTGTCTTGGTGCTGCTGTAGTGCTTGTAGAAGTATAGTAATCTGTGATAGCCTTCTTGATAACTTTGCTGTCTGTAACAGGACCGTATAGGTAAGTCTTTGCTGTAAACTGTAGAGTCCAAATGATTGCTCTACGTTGAGTAAATTCTCCTTCGTAATCATCCTCATAGTCTACACTGTTTAGTGTTACTGGAACATCCTTAACTTCATTTACAGTAGTCAAGAGTTTGATAGAAAGATTATAATGTGGTTGGAAGTATGGTAGTATCTGCTCTATAATCTGCAAACCATCTTCCTGATTCTTTGCAATGATTGCCAATTCAAATCCTACATTGTAGGGTACTGGCATAAATGCATTCTTATTCTTGGTTGTCGTACTAGCAATTTTAATCTTTTGAGTAGGTGATACCTTCCTTGATGAATCATAGGTAATCCCATTCATTTCAAATGAGATTCTAGGAAGAGTAATCTGCACTCTTTTATTGGTAGGGTCAGGCATCTGATCCAACCTTGCCAAGAATTTCTGCTTAGGACCATATGCCAAAGGCACTTTCATGACCTCGTTTGCTCTCCTCAATTCGATGTTATTAAACATCGTACCAAAGGCAACGACAGTCTTCCTAAAAATTTCGTGATAACTATATGTGCCTAACATTAGATTGTAGTGTCAGTAAGTGATCCAACAGAACCAAATGGATTTGTCTCAGAGAAGTCAATGATATCATTATCTCCTATTTCGTAATCAGCGTTTTGGTCATATTCTGAGTTGGTATTATTTATCGTGTTGTAAGATGCTGTTGTCCAGGAGGCACTTGATGTCCCACCTGTAATAGTTTCTGGAATCTGGAAAGTCCCAGAGCGATTGATAACAATAAGAGTGCGTGTAGCATTATCCCAAGACTTAACCTCAGCAGTAACATTACTTGTTCCTCCAGTGACAGTCTCACCAACGGTGAAGTCGCCACTACCACCTGCTACGAGACCAACAGTAATTGCATTAGCAAACGCAGTCTCGATAGCATCAATCTCAGCGATTCCAGTATCAATTTGCTCATCAGCATACTGGAAGAGCTCACACTGACATTCCCAAACATATCCTTTTCCTAGTTGGTAGAAAGGTTTCTCTACTTCTACAAACTGTATCTCAAACAAATGCTTTGTTACGGGGAAGTAAATTAAATCCCCCTCATTTGGTCGTCCCTCGACATTAAGTGTAACATTGTCGTCCACTTTTTCTTTAAACTTTTTACGGGATAAGATAAACGTCGTCTTATCTTCGACTCGTACGCCAAATTTGCTAAGAAGTTCTCCTTGGCCCTCCCATCCTTCGACATTATTGACATATGCTCGGATTGGGTAGTTGGTCGAAAAAGTGCTGTTATCAACTTCATCTAGTATAGTGTCCCTGTTAATATAAGTCCTAGGTAAATAATACACGTTTTGGCCATAAATTTCAATAGTCTCAACTATAAGATTTTCTATAAATCCTTGCTCTTGTGATGATCCGTTGATATTAACCCGACATGCACTGGTATAATCGGACTGGACACAAGGGTTTGCTGGAGAATTACTGTATGCCATATTAGCCTACTAAATCCATTGGTGGTATTTCATAACGATCACGAAGTTGTGTTTCTAAATCTGTTTTAAATGTAGAAGCATCTTCGAGTATTTGACGACCATTGAGTGTCACACCACCCAACATTTGAATACCGTCATATTTACTTAGGTTCCTTCCCCACTGTTGTTGGAATAATGCTTCAATATAATCCTTCAACCAGTTATCATTAAACATATCTGTAAAGGTTGTAGGGTCTTGACGCATCTTCATATCGACCATTATATAATCACCTGCTTGTAAGTCACCCCAATCGAAGTCAAGATATAATCTATTGCTATGCTCATTCCATCTAACTCTTCTATTTGCTTGAGAGTTAGTAATCCAGTCTAATGTTTCAAGATACTGGGATGTCATAAAGTAATGTAATATCTGACCATGAGTCATGGCATAGATATCATTCAAGAAAATCTGGTATTTGATATTAAAAATATTTCCAGGTACAACACTAGATGCTCCTATACCTGTGAATACTTGATTAATACCTAAAACTCCTGGTGGAGTTGATATGTAATTCTTTTGGCCATACCATGTGGTAGACCCTTCTTGATCCCACTCTTGTGCAGCAGTCTTAATTGCATCAGTAACTTCTACTCTCATGAAAGCATCATAACTTCCATTGTAATGATACTCTTGATAGTAATCAATTCCTTCTTCGATTAAGTCATCCAGTTGTTCATCACAAACGTTAATATCAATCGCAGGATAACCTAGTCTGCGAAGTGCATACAATTTTAATTCTGCTTTAGTGGCTGGTCTTGTAGCTGACATTTATTTTAAGCGAATGAGGAAATAGTCAAGTTAGTTACATCATTAGCACCAACGGTCTCTCCTTTCTTGAAGAATCCATCTACATTATCAACGGTAATTGCGTTAGTACCAAGTGCGGTAATAACAGCAGTTGTACCAGAGGTTCCCCCTGTTACTGTTGCACCAACTTCCATCGTTGTGATATCTGAAAGTGCGAATGTTGCATTAACAAATACGGTAGCAATATCAATCGTTGCACCGTTTCCATGAATTGCAGAAACTGGGATAGTAGCATTTCCACCACCACCTGAGATAGTGATGACTTCAGATGCAGCGTAACCAGATCCATCATTATTAATTGTGACACCCGTTACTGCACCAGCAGAAGTTGTAATATCAACTGTCAATCCTGTACCAGATCCACTAGAAGATGTAGCAACTCCAGTTGCATTAGAGTATCCACTACCACCAGCACTGATGCTTCCAAGTGTCTTAACACCAGATGCGTTAGCATTAGCAATAGTTATTGTGTTTCCAGCAGCATATCCTGAGCCAGCAGTGTTAACTGTGACTCCAGTAATACCACCACTAGATGCTGTAATATCGACTGTTAGACTTGATCCATCACCTCCTGTTGCAGAAATGTTAGTACCTGAAGCGTATCCTGTGCCAGCAGTTAATGTTGCGTTGTTAAAGGTCTTAACACCACCAGCATTAGGGTTAGCGATTGAAAGTGTATCTCCAATTAGATATCCACTACCAGCAGCATTCAGAGCGATTGCAGTAATCACTCCACCTACTGTAGTAGTATCAACTGTTAGTCCACTACCTGTGCCTCCAGTGGTAGCAACTCCAGTGCCATTAGAGAATCCACCAACACCATCGTTGGAAATGGATCCGAGAGTTACAACGGATCCAGGTGTTGGGTCTCCAGAGAGATTTAATGTTAATGTTGTTGAGGTCGCAAGGTTATTCAACATTGCTCTTAATTGCTCATAAGCATTGTCGAGTTTTGCTTGGACTCTTGCCTCTGTATAGTAGAGGTTAGTTCCTTCTGCAAGACCACCAGTATTGTGGTTGGTTAGGTTTGCTGCCTGAGTAGCAGTTGCAGGAGTAATGTTAGCACTACCATCGAATGATGTGCCACCGATTGTCCTTGCTGTTGCTAGAGCAGTTGCAGTTGCTGCGTTTCCACTTGTGTCTTGACTACCAGCAGCATTAACGCCTGGTAGGTTGATATTGGCAGACCCATCAAAGGATACTCCACCAATCGTGCGAGCAGTTGCAAGTTTAGTTGCAGTTCCAGCATTACCTGTTGCATCACCAGTCACGTTACCAGTGATAGGACCAGCGAATCCTGTTGCAGTCAGAATTCCAGTCGCAGAGTTAAAGGTTAGGTTTGTACCAGTCTTAGGTGCTAGGTTACCAGTGGCACCTGTTGCGAATAGGACGTTACATGATGTATCTGTAGATTCATCAGCAAGTGTAACGGTTGTTGCTATAGCAGCAGTACCAGAAGTATCTTGGTTACCAGCAGCGTTAACGCCTGGTAGATTAATGTCAGCAGAGCCATTGAAGGATACACCACCAATATTTCTTGCTGTTTCTAAAGTCGTAGCAGTGTCAGCGTTTCCAGTAAGGTCACCAGTTACATCTCCTGTTAACGTTCCGACGATGTTTGTTGCCGAAAGAGTGTTAGTAGAAGGATTGTAAGTGATACCAGCGTCAGTATATACAGTCTCAGCAGTAGCTGAACCGTTGTCACTGTTGACAAAAGTTGGATAGTATGATGCATTGCCAGATCCTTGGATAGTCTTGACCTGCGTTGCTGTATCAGCATTACCAGTTAGGTCACCAGTTACATTACCTGTTAAGGTTGCAGTAATAGTGCCAGCAGCAAAGTTGCCTGATCCGTCTCTTAGGACTAAGTTATTCGCAGAGTTGGATGCTGTTGAAGCAACGTTAATTGTTGTGTTACCTGAAACACCATCAGCATTTGTAAGAGTAACACCAGAGTTAGCTGTAACAGCTAATGTGCGTTGTGCATATGTATTTGCAGCAGTCCTTACAACGTATCCTGTGCCAGACATTCCTGCTAAAGCAGTAATATCAGCATCAACAAATGTTGTAGTAATGCTTACGTCTGCACTACCGTTGAATGCAACGGTACCAGAAACAGCTCCAGCAACAGCAATATTTCGTGCTGTCTGTAAAGTTGTTGCTGTAGATGCATTACCAGTTAAGGCAGCAGTAATTGTACCTGCTGCGAAGTTACCAGATGCATCACGATTAACAACTGTAGATGCAGTATTTGCAGTAGCAGTTGTCATGCCATCTAACAAGTCTGCGTTTAGATTGTTAATCTTATCTGTTGTTGGAATAACAAGTGCAGGACCAGATGAAACCTGTGAGATGATTTGACCATCTACAGTTAGTGTGCCATCTATATTTGCATTGTTATCAATGTCAACTGATGTACCAGCACCAGTTACATTAATAGACCCAACTCTTAAAGCACCATCGGTGCCTGCCATTACCTCAGCAGTATTTGTAACTGTTGTTAGGAATGTGAACTGTTGGGAGGATCTATCGAATCCGAAGAAACCAATTTTCGCTGAGCCGTCGTAATAACGGAATTCAACACCACGATCCTTAGCGTCGTCAGACGACGGTGCTGTGTCACCACCCAAAGTAATAACAGGGTCGTCGAGAGTAGTGACCGTGCTGTTGACAGTAGTGGTTGTGCCATTTACAATTAGGTTACCTCCAACCGTCATGTCGTTGTGTAGAGTAGCATCTCCTGTGCTTACATCTACCATAAATGCGTTGCGTGTGTTAGCAGAATCATATACGATAAAGTCTCCACCAACGTAGGTGTTCTTATCGATTGTTGCACCACCAGCAACTTGCAATGCAACTGATCCATCTGCTAGAGATGTTGCTTCGTCTGTATTACTTACTACTAAATTACCTGATATATCTGCACTGTTGTTAAGGTCTAAAGTACCTGTCAACTCTGTATTGCCGTAGACTCGTGCCCCGCCACCAACTGCTAGGTTTTTAGCTAGTCCTATACCACCAGAGAATCTTGCAGCACCATCAGCAGCATATGATCCTGTTAGAGTTTGCTCTGTGTTATTAGTATGTGTGTTGACACCTGATGTGCCAAATGTATCGTTAATCTGTGTCGCATCACCAACGGTTAATGTACCAATAATGTTAGTGTTACCGTTGTCAGTATCAACTTCAAACTTAGTAACAGCAGAACCGTTTTGGACCGTAAGAGTTTTATTAGCATCGTTAATTAATACACCTGATGTGATTGTAACTGCTTCATCTACGGTAAGTGTGCCGTCAATAACGGTATTACCAGTTGCAGCAGCAATAGTAAACTTGTTTGTGCCAATATCAAAGTTTCCATCAATTCCTACAGCACTTGTTACATCTAATGTACCAGCTATTACTGTATTACCATTATCTGAATCGACAGTAAACTTATCTGCTCCAGCATTATTTTCGATGGTAAACATCTTACCATCACCATTGATGTTAACGTTACTTTGGAAAGTAGCATTACCATCTACATTTAAAGTCGTATCAAAATCACCTGCACCATTTACAGTGAGGTCACCTGCAACAACTGTATTACCATTGTCTGTATCAATAGTAAACTTGTCAGCAGATGAATTGTTTTGTACTTTAAAGAATTTGTTATCTGCGTTGATAGTAACATTGTCTTGGAATGTTGCTCCACCATCAACGTTTAGAGTCGAATCAAAGTCAACTCCATTTGTTACATCAAGAGTACCTTGAATTTCTGTATTACCTGTAGCACCTAGGACACTAAACTTAACTGTGTCTCCAGAGTTTTTCTTACCAACGAAAAGACCTTCGCCAGATCCTGTAGCACCAATATGTAAATTCTGAGCAATACCTCCACCACCATATACTCTTAGGTTAGAAGTATTGTGTGTAGCATAAGTTGGATTGTAAGCAACACTACTACCAACCCTAAACTTATATCTTACCTGCAACCAGTTCCGTAAACCCCAACTCTCTGTTCCACTATCTCTCTGGTTGAAGTTACCATTTAGATAGATGTCATTATTAAATAACACATCCTTAGCAAAGTAACCACCACCATCACATCTTAATGCACCATAGTCACTACTCTGAATTTCATAAAGGTTTGTGCTGTTGTTTAGAGCAACGTTAGGCTCATCAGTTGATTCAAAGTAAACTAAAGATGCTACGTTTAGATTAGCATTAGCATCGATATTACCAGTGTTAGTTAAGACACCACCAATCTCAGCATTACCTGTTGTAGTATGGAAGGTAGTTTTAGTTGTGCCACTACCATTCTTTAATTCAAATGTCTTAGAAGCACCTTGGAATACAATATTATCATCAAATCTACTTGTAGAGTTGGCACGGAATGTCCCATCTACATCTAAAAGTCCACCAATATTAACTGCTTGTCCAATACCAGCACCACCTGCTACTACCAAATCTCCAGTAGTATTAGATGTTGAGTTAGTATTTGTTGTAAGTTTTAAATTACCAGCGATGATCCCTGCATCTGTTCCAGAGAATACTTCTGAGGTATTTGTGGCATTGTAGAGGAAGGAGAATGCTCCTGTATGACCTCCAAGATCAGAGGCCGAATCGTCGTAACCAAAGAATCCAATTCTTGCTTGAGAGTCATAGTATCTGAATTCAACTCCTCGATCCTTATTGTCGTCCGAAGTTGGAGCAGTATCACCGCCAAGAGTAAGAATAACATCATCCACCTGCATAGTAGTGGAATTAACTGTTGTAGTCGTGCCATCTACTTGTAAATCTCCATGTATCCTACAGGTACCAGAGACAGCTCTATCATCACCTGGGTCGAGGTGTAAAGTAGCACCAGTTGATCCTATGTAATCAGCTTGGAATTTTGTCCCTTCAACATGTACCTTACCATTAGTTCCTTCAGTTGCTTTAATATCAACTAAGTCTTCTGCTGTAATATTAAGTGTGCTTGATCCTGCACCAGAGTTAGTAACACCTAAATTAAATGTTCTAGCATTACTTGAATTCTGTGTAGACTGAATAGTGAAGTTTCCATCACCAGTCTTGTCTATAGTTTGTGAAGCCCCTCCGTCGAAGGTAACGTCTGGATCACTGAAATAGGATCTGACGTTGACATCAATCTCTCCAGCACCACCATCACCCGTATTATTTGCGCCAAACAGTAAAGCACCACTTGTGTTATTAACCTTGACATAGTTAAGATAGTTAAAACCTTTGTTTGCTGTAGCAGCAGTCTTCTCACTGTCTAACGAGAAGTCTTCCTTCGTATTGCTATCAGAGAAGGATATTTTATTGTTTTGAAGTTGAGTATTGTCAACACCAGCAGCAGAAATGCTAACATGACCTGCTGCTGATACATCAAAATCTTCTTGAGCAAAGGAAGCGAGTCCTTTTTGTTGTGTTGTAACAGCACCCAAGTATCTCCACGATCCAGCATCGCTAGTATCTGAATGAGTTGGTGCCCCAGCTCCTGCCGAAATACCCGCAATGGCTTGATAAAGCTTCGATGCGTTAGTAATCTTATCGTCTCTGGAATAGGTCGTTGCTGCATTATATGCTGCTGCTGTAGTTCCTTCTACTGCTGTTGCAATAGGAAGTGTCGCTGATGCTGTTAGTCTACCATATGCATCAACTGTATAGTTTGTAGCGTTAACAGTCTGTGATCCACCAGCAGATGTTAATGATGCTGCGTTATATTCAGCAGCAGTTACAGCAGTTGTAATTAGGTCAATGGTTGGGTTTGCTGATATACCACCACCATCTGAAATTTGAATTCTTTGTGCAGTACCAGTGATAGTCCTGGTTGCCATAGTACCAGCAGAAGTCCTAGAAATTAATCCAGTAGTTGTTAATCCTGCAACAGCAATCAGATCATTATCATATGGTTGAGCAGATGATCCCTCAACTGTACCGTCGAGACCATATGCAGCAAGAGTAGTTGGGTTTGAAGCATTTGTAATTCTACCTTTAGCATCAACTACTACTTTAGTATATGTCCCAGTAGGTGTTGCTGTGCCATCATAATGAGGCAGAGTAGAAATAAGTGAAAGAGAAGTATTAAGCGTTAGGTTTGCACTACCATCAAAAACACCAGTAGCAGAAACGTCATCAGCTAATTGAAATTGTCTAGTTGAAGCAAGTCTTGAAGCAGTAGAAGAGTTACCAATAAGCGTTGAAGTAATTGTGCCAGCAGCAAAGTTACCGTCGGCATCTCGTTGTACTAAAGTATTTGCAGTGTTTGAAGTTGATTCTACTGGTCTCTCATAACGTAATGAGTTCCATGCGGTTACACCATCTCCGATTTTAAACCGACCAGTATCCAACTCTATACCTAACTCACCTTGTGCTAGTGTAGGGTTGGCGTTTGCCCATTCTTGGGCACCACCTCGTCTTAATTGAATTCTATTTGCCATTTTGTTAGGACAACGCTAGTACTTGCTTCCAAGTTATTTATGTCATTAAAAAGGGGGACTTACTCCCCCGTGACTATTTCGTCTGTTACGTTAGTGTTTTCAGGTTCTTCTGGTTTCTCTATAAAGTAATCCAGTGTCTCTAAAGCACCTTGTAATTTCAGGGCAGTAACTTCATTTTCTCTAATTTTTGCAGCCAATTTTTTGTTTTCTTCTAGCAAGGCAGTGTACCTTGTTTGAAACTGTGACTGCATTTCCTCTTGGGAAACCTTTTCAACTGGTTGGTCTGTCATGATCTTTAGCTAACGTTAGTAATAAGGATTTAATTTCACCCAATTCAGATTTTAACTCAGAAACATCATTTTGTAAAGTGTTAATCTTCTTTTCTTTAGCCTTCTCAGCATTTACTCCTGCCATATATTTTAAATATGCTGATTGATTTCCTAAATCAACCCCTCCAGAGTCGGTATCTTTAAACCATCCCTGTAGGTCTTTCACTGGCACTTTCATTAGATTGCTAAAGCGATTCCTCTAAAGTCTTTAATTACAGGACTGTATGCTTGACTTGGTGAAGCGAATACAATCTTAATCTGGAATTGGTCAAACGACAAACCAGAAACCTCATATTCATAATCCTTAAACACGTAGTTATCAGTTGTACCAGGTACTATCTGATTAGCGGTAGGGAAGAATTCAAACCCGAATTTTTCAATTGGGTCAGTGTTTCCAGTTGGACGCACTCTATATAGGACTCTAATAATAGCATTAGTTGGGCGGAAAGCCGCAAACATTGCTTTAATAGCACCAGAAGAGTTTGTCAATGTAGCAGTTCTTGTTATATAAACTGCTTCATGCTCATCACCAGTAGAAAGTTTAGCAGAATCTATATTACTTGGGTTATTAATTCGGTTAGAAACTAATACTGCACTCATCCTATCAGTATCAATAATAGGAGAAACGTTAGTTGCTGTTGTCTTTAAGTTTAAATCTAACCTTAAAGACTTCTCACCACTCAATTCTTCAGATTCATTAATCTGTGAACAAATCAGTTTAGGTGAGGTCAACTGATTGTTGTTTTGTATTAGAAGGTCATAGAAGATTCCATCATTTGCAAAAGAACCAGATAGTGATGTTGCACCATCGTTAATAGATGTGCCACTAATAAAGTTTGCTCTTGCTGTAATAGAAGTCTTAGGTAGAATCATCCTCTGGATTTGAGGAACGATATTCTCAAACTGTAAGTTTTGAGTAGCAGTTGCATTTGCACCACCACCTCTAATACCTACATCACCAAGAGATGTAACTGCAATTTCATAAGAATCCAATGTAGGATTCTGAATAGCAGCATGTGTCTTATTCAATTCTGGTAAAGGAATACCATCAAGGTTATAACATGACACTACAGACTCATCTGCATGAGATGCAGCAGTTGTATTATCTTGTGCTCTTGCTTGAATAGTCATTGTCTTACCATCATTAGAGATAGCAGAGTATGACATTATTTCAGTACCAATCTTAATAAATCCTACGTTAGATGCACTAATTGCTTGTCCATTAATTGTCTTATGGAATGCACTAGCATCATTAACTGTTATGGATGTATCTGTTGCTGAAATAGCAGCAGTTAGATATGTATCACTAATCTCAGATATCAAACCTGTCAATGTGACATTGTTTGAGATGTCATGCATTGCATGATTAGTATGATACACCTTAATCTTCCTTTGATCAGTAGTATATGTTGGTGTAACGTCAGGGAATGCATCGGAAATTGCTCCAGTCTCTACAGCGTCACCAGATGGAGTGAAGACATTAACAGTTGCAGTCTTACCAGATGTGCCACCTGTTATAACTTCAGTTGAGTTGGTAAAGTCATCAGAGACAGATGTCAATGCAAACGTTGCTGCACCACCACCATTGTCTGTCCAAGTACCTACAACAGCAGTTGGAGCACCAGAGGAGTTACCAGTAATGGTTTCTCCAACAGTAAATGCACCAGATGCACCTGTTACAGTCATTGCAGCAGTTGTCTTAGATGATACGATACGGTTAGTTACGGTACCACCAGCAGAAGAACCTTGTGCAAATGTACCTGAGATATTATCTAATGTAATAGCAACACCAGCAGTTAAGGTTTCAACTTTAACAATTGTACCTTCTGCAAGAGTTGTCTTCTGATAAACTCTAGCACCAACAGTATATGGTAGTGTTGTAGAGTTAAGTACTAAACGAATTTGAGGTTGGAAAGTTTCAATAGGATCTCTTCTCAGTGCTAATACACCTTTATTACCAACACCTAGTTTAGCGTTGTTTAATGTAACCTGAGTATTACCACTATTATCGAATTCTGCTCTATAGATACTAAACTTCAAATCTTCGTATTGGTCAGCAGTCCATGTAGATGCGTTTTGTGATTTGAATAACACACCAGCATATGGCTGCTCAGATATAGTCCTGTCTCCAGTAATATCTAACTCACCCATTCGAGATATCCAAACCTGATATGAGTTGGAGTCAGAGAGCAATACGAAACAATGCTCTTGAGACTGAGGAATATAAACTGGTGCTCTGAATGTAAACTTAGTAGCAACCGCACCAACTTCAGATAACTGAACTTGTGATGGGTTTAAAGTTGTATCAGAGAATGGAAGAATGGTCTTCGTAGGATAACCATTTTCCATAGTCCTTATCTGCATTGAGATAGGGATGTTTGTATCTTTTGTATTGAAGTAAACGTCAACAGAAGTTAGATATACACCACCTTCTTCGTCACAAATAAATGATTGTGCAAGAGGGTCATACCAACCAATCTGTCTTGTCTCTGTCCTAGTGGTATTAATAACTCTTTCTTCTGTTACTGTATCACGGACAACTTCAGCATTTCTTATAGCAAGAATATTTTCTTGGACTGTATTTAATGTACCTGTTGCTGAGTATTCAGTTTCAGCAGATGAATCTACTGTACCAGCAAGTCTACTATCTGAATCAGATGTAGTAAAACGTAATGTCCTACTACCAGTAGCCCAACGTGGGTTAGTATTTACACCTGGATTTGGAATAAAGAATGACCCAGAGAATTGACCTAATCTATCAGAAAGGACTCTTCTATCTTTAACAACTGCTTTAGCACCTGAAGCACCTGTTAGAATCTCACCAACTTGCATATTACCATAGTAATCACCAACTGCTTGCTCTGCAAGAGAGTCAAGGTCGATGTTTAGATATGCAGTAGTTGATGCATATGATGTAGCAGTTGCAGTATCATCATATGGACTGTATTCAAACTTATCATTAGGTGCTGCAACTTTAAATCTTACACCACTTGTCTCACCTACAACGGTTTCTCCAATAACAAATGGAGTTGAGTTTGTCCTAGCATCCACAGCAGGATCCTTAACTAACTCAATAATCTTAGGCATTATATAACCATCTATATTTGTGCCATCAAAGAATGTGAAGAATTGAGTCCTAGGCTTCATACGGACAACATTCACAGCAAGGTTTCTTGACCTTACCCAAGGTATAGTAGTTGCAGATATAAGTCTATCACCCTGTGATACTCTATCAATCCTTGGTACAACTCTAGTCCTAATACCTTCTCTTGACTGACCTGCATTAACTCTAATCGTAGTAACTCTGTTAATACGACGCATACCACGACCATCCCATACATCAGGTCGAGGTGACTTACCAATATCTTCTGCTATCCAATGCTGGTTATGTACAACCTCAGAGGAAATAACTTCTTCATCACCACCCCAGTTAGTCTGCCATGATCCCCACTCAATAGGTAACATTCCATTCTGGTCAACACCTAATTCACCAGATACTTGTTGGAAATCACCCTCAGTTGGGATAACTCTTTCAGGTAGTCTTTCAGTATCAATCCAATCATCAGATGATGGAGTTAAATCAATACGTCCAATATATGTGAAGACGTTAAATGGGTTAACGTTTTCAACTCTGGAAGCATAAGGTTGGTCAATGATTTTAAATTCTGTATAAGGTAACGAGATTAGTGGACCAGTTACCTGATAGTTTGTTGATAATGTAGTATTAAGTATTAAGGCAACGTTAGTTGTATAGTGAGATGCTCTACAAATACCTTCTCTAAAGTCTAATGAAGCACCAAAATCTTCATGGGATGTATCTGACTTACTATGATCTGCAAAGTCATCAACAATAAATCCATTTTTGAAACGATCCTTACCAGTAGAATCTACAATAGTAGTATTGAAAGTATCAGTTTCAAGCATGTTGAGTGAAGTATAATACTCAACTTGGTCTAATCTACGCTCAAGAGCACCAATGTCTCTCATAGTATAGCGTCTATTATCAGACCTCTTAATTACGGTATCGTTATCATCTCCAAATCCATATGGTCTATGCTTAAGGGTAGCAAGATGCATACCATCTTTTAGACTATCTGGGTCTTGTGGTTCAGATGATGACTTACCTTTAACAATCTGGAATTCACCATTAGGAAGTAAGAATATCTTATCAGTCCTAGGTAGATACCAATCAAAGTCACAACGGAAATCACTATCTAACTTAGGAATATCAAAGATAGTAGAGTTAGTTGTGCCACCAATCGTGAATACTCTTGACTTAAAGTCAAAAGTAGAGCAGTTTACATATGCAGGAGTATTAATTGTACCTGCATCACTATAAAGATTCTTAGCACCTGGTCTCCAATCTAAGTAATCTGCCAAGAAGTTGACATTAAAGAATGGAATATCTGTATATGCTGTATTAAGATATGATTGACCAGAGAAGTAATCACCTGTAGAAGAATGCTGATAGAAATCACAAACAATCTTCAACTGACGAATTGGTTTTGAAACACCTTTCTTACGAATACATCTTGCTGTATCGTATATAAATCCTGTCTGACCATCTTCTAAGTAGAAGTTGTCAGTAACAACTTTAGATCCTTTAACAACTGATGCTGCACCGTCATTGATAATACCAGTGATTGCATTTCCTGCACTATCTTGACCAGTAATAGTTTCACCTGGTACAAACTGAGTATCACCAACATAAACAAGACTTAGTTTCAAACTTGCAGATGCAAATTCAACAACCTTTGCTCTTGCTGCTGATGTTCTACCTGTAACGATAGTATTAGTAGCAAAGAATACTGGCTCAACTAGAGTTACACTTGGTACAACTGCTTCATTATCATCATATGATTCGTAGATAGCATGTAATCTATATGCATCAACTAAACCTAATGATATATCTTTATCTTCAATTCTTGTGCCATACAGTGTGGAGAATGTCAAACCATACTGAGGCTTATCGAGACTTCTAATTGTCTTATTAACTTTCAAGACAAACATCTCTTTCATTGATTTTGTCTTCTTAGTAGTTACGTTCTTAGATACTGTTGCTGTAACTTTAATAGAAGTAATGTTTGTTAGGTTAGCAATCGATAGAGTAGTCCTATCAGATGTTGTGAATGTGCAATAACCTACACTACCAGAGTTAGTAGTGTTAATAGCAAGTTGGTCACCTACAGGGTGTGTGCTATTACTACCTGCTAATACAGTAATATTATAATGCTCTTGGTCTAATGCAACAAACTGCTCATTCTCAGGTAGAGTTATTGATACAGCATTTGAAGCAACAGTTTGTGCATCAAATGTCCTTCTAACAATAGATGATTCGTCAGAAATACTCTTGATGTATTTCTTAGGCATTGGACTGAATAGGTCAGCATTATCAATACCTTGTAATTTACCACGGTATCTAACCAATACTGTATATTCTCCAGCAGAAGGGGCAGCAGCACCAGCACCAGGAGTTACATTAGCAGTCTGGTTACCATAATTAAATATGCTAGACATACCAGTAGAACTTAAACTACCTGGAGTTACCTTATCAATATCAACATACTTAGTTGAGCTAAAGTAAACTCTATCACCAGGACGTAAGTCAATAGCGAAGTTAGAGTTTAAACCAGTAATCTTTTCAGAACCACCAGTAGCATCATAAGTGAATGAGTCACCTTCTAGTCTAAGAATATCTTCAAGAACCAAGTCAGCAGTAAATTCAACTGCACTTGTGCTCTCATCTCTTGTAAGTAACTGACGAGTGTCAGAGAACTTATAACTATGGACATCAGCAATGGTGTCAACATTTTCACCATTGAGTAAAAGCATCTCTCCTTTTACGAATGTACCTTCTACTTGATATAAAATCCAATCATCATTGGATGATACTGTGTTAACAATATATCCTCTTGCACCAGATGTACCACCTACAAGTATTGACCCTTGGTCAACTGACTTAGCAGATGATAGAGTAACCAAAGTAAACATCTGTACATCAAAGATGTTTATCTTATATTTGTCATCAGGGTTACCGAAAGTATTATCAGGGTCTTCAACATGCTCAATAGCAGCAGTACGAGCATATCCAATAAGATTACCTTGCTGGTCACCAGGAGTACCTGAATAAGTATCACGCAACTCAATAACTTGATAGTTATTTTGTACAGTAGAACCTGTTAGATTAGGGAAACCATACATGTTGTTAATTCTTGCCCAGTTACCCAATTCAAATGGAATGATTTTGTTTTGTACTGAGTCTGTATCCCTTGGTTTTTCTAAGTCAACATAAGTTGGGGATAACGTTTTAATTCTATAACCTCTAACATAAGCAAGACCTGGACCTAACTCTACTGAAAATAGATTCTCAGCAGCAGTTACACCACCAGAAGTAGTCTGACCAGTAGTATAAACACCATTATTAAAACCATCAGAGAGGTTTTGTCTCATGGTGATCTGGAAATCAGATACAACATAGTTGCCAGATTCTTCGTATGTCCTTAATGCTAATGATTTCTCTAACTCATCATAAGCTGAACGGTCAACGAGTTTCTCAATCTTAGACCCATTGATACGAAGTAATTCAATGAAATCTTTATCTGCGTCGTCTGTTAAAAGTTTCTTATTTAATTTTGTGGTTATTCGGAACCTATGAGCACCAGGAGCAGCATAATTAGATGTGCCTGCTGCGTTATCATTGAGTGATAAGTCATCTTCGGGGGTGATGATAGACTCTTGGATGTCAAGTCCGACTCGATAGGATGGGGTGTTTCCATATTGATCTAATAAAATATACTGATAAGGTACGTCTACAAAGAAACCACGAATGTAGTAGACACCTGTTTGGACATAAGCAACACTACCAGTTTGTAATGCAGCAGTAGGAAGTAATTGTGCAAATGGTGAACCAATCTCAATTAGAGTTGTACCAAATGTAATTTCCTTCTCTGTAATTAACTGCTCGTTATTGGAGAATGTTCCTTGGTCATTTTTTGTACCACCTGATTCGATATACTTAACGTAGATAGTAATATATCCTTTATCTGAATCGGTAGATGAAATACTATATAATACTTTTGCTCTAACACCAGATGTTAGACCTTCTATAATTAAACCGTCTAATTGAGACCTATAATTTTCAACTTCTGCTCCTAAGAAACTCTCCTGTAGCATGATACAATCGACATTCAGGTCATAACCAACTTGACCTGGAATAACCATTGCACCATCTTTAAAGAGATGACCACCAATGTTTTCTATCTGGTTTTGTAAGATGGACTGTGAAGTAGTTAACTCTCTAGCTTGTATCGGGAAGCCAGGGCGATATAACACTCGATAAAAGTTTTTACTTTTATCAAAGTCGTCATAATAGGGAGTGACGTTTAGGTTGGTATTCTGTGCCATCTTAGAATTCTATTACGATTTTAATGTCTTCGATTTGGTCGTTTGCACGACTAATGGATCTCCTGTTATCGATGTAAATGATTTGACCATCGTTGGATTTAATTTCAGGTTTTGCATAACCATTGTTAAATTTCATACCCAAATCATATTCAGTATTGTTGATGGTACGTGAGGAGGAATTAGGGACGGCTGGGAAGTTAACATCAGGAGCACCTGCTGCACCACTCGTCGCACCACTAATTACGTTAGATCCATCAAATTCATTAAGAGTACCAGTTACTTCTGGGAATATACCATCAACTGCGTTTTGATAGTATTTCAAAAGCTTTGTAGTTGCATTCCATGAAATGACTCTACCACGAGCCGTAACGTTAGTACCTCCGACTACTCTTGTCTGAGTGATGATTTCATCAGGGACGTAGTTACCTTGGAATGTAGGTGAGAAAATAACTGCTTTAGCTGCTGATACAGTTAAGTCAGCAAGTAATTCAGTTGTGCCGAATTTTAATGGGTTAGTGATAAGACCAATTCGACGATAGTCATTATCTACAGGGAAGTCACCAGCACCCTCATCATATGAGAGTTTGGCATTAATCATTACCCTGAACGCTCCCATCTCCACCACTGGATCATATCCATGACCACCAGGAGGAGGAATGATAACGTCCACCTGACCGCCAGTACCAGTACCAATACCTGTAATATTGTCAATACTAATTTTACCAAAGGTATAGCCAGTACCACCAGAAGTAACAGTAGCAGAAATAATGCGACCACCATCGACGACAATTGAGACACGACCACCAGTCCCATCGCCGTTAATAGCAACATTGTCATAGGTTCCATTGTTATATCCTGACCCTGCTGAGTTTATCACAACGGTATCAATTTCACCAGCAACAGCATTTGTCTTCACCGCATCATTGGTGAAAACAGGCATATAGTCATTACTAAAGAATTTTAAAACGGAAGCAACAGGAATAGTATAAAGATACTTCCAACGATAGCTATCGGCGGTAGTGATAATACTTGTTGAAGTACCTGTCGGCTCCACTGTGGAAGGTTTACCATTTGGGTCGGATGGACTTGTACCGTTATATATGCACTTATAGACTTGATACTGACTGTTTACAACATAAAAGTCAGAATCGTATAGTTTTGTAGCACCAGATGATGCTGTTTTACTTGGTGAGTAATCGTGACGATACATGTCATAGGTGAAACCTAGACCACCAGTAGTTTGCTCAGGACTTACCCAGTCGATACGACGTACCACTTGAACCGTGTCGGCAGCTAATACACGCTTCAGTGAAATCATATCGTCATAGGAAGACGAAAATTCCAAAAAGGAGTCTACTGCTTGTGGAGGTGAGTTTTCATCATCCCAAGCTTGAGGTCTACCAATAAAGATATAAACCCTGTCTCTAGTTGCTCCAGCATCGGAGTCACTCTGTGTCGATATTGGACCTTCGAGTGCTTTAATGAATTTTTGAGCAGAAAAGATTCTAAATTGATCTGTTAATAACGCTGCCATTTAACTATAGGTACTTAATGTCCTTTGTCTATTTATCAAGGTTACTGAGTCCTTGCTATTGTTTGGAACTCGATGCTCTTAATTCGATAAGAAGCACCACCGTTTCCTACCAGTTTTTCACCACCTAAAATCGCTTGTGCAACTGCGGTTGTGCCACTTGAAGGTGCAGCGATTGTTATTGTTGGGTGAATATTATATGTATTGTCTACAGTCTGTTTATATCCATAACCACCATTAGTTATGGTTATAGATGCAACTTGGTCTCCAGCAGCAGTTAAGACTGCTGTACCTGTTGCCTGTATATCACCAATAGCTTCAATAGTAACTCCTGGTACTGAGCTATAGTTAGTACCAGCATTCTGTATATTGAAATCTATTATAGTTCCTGTATCGGAGAATTTATACAAGTAACCAGCAACACCAACGTTAACATTACCTGTATTAAATGGTATGATATCACCAACTATCAGTTTACCTGTGCTTGGGTTCCAAGACACTACAGTGCCTTTAACACCAGATACATCACCAGTTACCACTTCATTAACTGCATAATTATTTCCATTACCATCATTAGCATCAATAGTGATTTCCATTAATGCTGTATGAGGCACACCTTCATTCAATGCACCAGCAGATGTAATTGTTGCATACTTGAATGGAATGTCTGCATCTTTAATACTGTCTCCAGCTTGGAATAGGGTTGTGTTTGTGCCACCCTGAGTTTCCTCAATACCATAAAGTGAACTGAATATACCACCTTCGAGTGATATTTGGTTTTCAAATTCTGTTCCTGTATTTACTAGGTCAGGAATACCGTCTCCAGCACCAGAGTTTTCTGCGATATCTTGGAATTTCTTATCTTGTAATGTTGTAATAGGTACTGTTAATGTAGTAATAACATCACCAGGTGAGTTTAATACCACGTGTGGTTGGAATCCTGAGTTAGCAGAATCAGCAACACCAGCATCAAACTGTACAATTGCATCTTCTGTAGATGGAATACCTGCATCAATGAATGCCAATTCATCAACTTCAAATGCTACAAGTAATTCTCTTGTCTGAGCATTCCAGTCATATACTTTTGCTATCTTGTTCTGGGCATTTTCAACCCTTCTAATTACTCGGTCACCAACATTAAACTTATAGTTTGAAGTGCCATCAGATAGATTCTGTCCACTATCAAGAATAACACGTTGGTCATAGTTGAAATTAAGACCTCTTGTTACATTACTAAACTTCTCTCTTGATTTGGAAGAATATGAAACTGTCTCATTTCCAATAATTAATTTACCTGAACCTGGATATGCGTCTGTAGAATCAACATATATCTCAGTCTGACTAGCAGTCATATTTGCTAGTAGTCCAGTTAGATAGAATGCTGTAGAGTTAAGTGACTGTCTAGCAGCAGTCTTCCTCTTAAGATTAACTAACTTAGTAAAGATAACATTAGGAGCAGAGGTAAATCCTTGACCTTGCTCTGTTACTGTAATACCAGTAATTTTACCTTGACTTACTTGAGCAGTTGCTCTAGCACCAATACCGCCACCACCAGTAATTAAAACATAAGGTGGTTCTTGATAGAATTCACCAGCATTTACAACACTAATAGATGTAACCTTACCTGTAACATCAATCTTTGCAGCACCTTTAGCGTTTTGTCCACCACCACCTTCAACAATTAGAGTAGGAGGAGTAGCAAAACTTCTACCTGGGTTTAATAATGCAAGACCTGTAACAGTTTGGACGGTAGGAGTTGCAGTAGCACCAGTACCTCCACCACCTAAAATCTTTGCTTCTGCTGTACCAAAGTAACCATCACCAAATTTCTCCATCCTAATGTAAGAAACTTTACCAGCATCAGCACCTGTTCCCAATACAACTTCACCTTCTGCACCACTAGGGAATTCTGTAGGAACATCTCCTAAAGTATCACCTTCAAATGTAGGTACTCCTCTAAACTGAGGTCCAATAACATAAGGATAAACAGGATTACCTGAACTATCCTCTGTCATAAAGTAAGCATAAGTGCCGTTTGGATACTCTGGAGTAGTAGCAAATCTACCATTAAACTTATCTAAAGTTGCACCAGAAACAGCAGAATCCCAGATATAGTCTTGAGTTAGGTCACCCATTAAGTAACCATCTTGGACTAATCTAAATCCCATATCAGCTGTTGAATATGAGAATGTATAAAGTAGTCTAGGGCAATCTGTTCTGGGAGCAAATGTTAAACGTCTTTGGGTTGCAGCATTAAATCCTGAAATATATTCTGTATATGTCTTAGCAACTCCATCTAACTCATAGGTAACACCTTCTGTATGTAAGATTGAAGTATCACCATTAGCAGTACCAGCCGCTTGCCAACCATTTTCTTGTGTGCTTAATAACAGGAAGTTACTATTATTAGTAGCATGATCCTGATTGAAAACGTATGTCTTACCTCTGAATAAATTTAAGAATTGTACTTCACTACCACCGACATAGAATTTGCCATTAGATACGGTAATAGTCTGTGTTACTGTAGATGCTGTAACAACAGCAGGTCTAGCACCGTCAATTTCAACACCAGTTTTTAATCTATATCCTGATACTTCTCTAGCAGCAACACCAGAAGAATTGTATCCCCAAGGTCCATAGATTGGATATCCATCATAGGACATACCTAAAATCTTAGAATGTCCATCTGCATGTCTACCGTAGTCAGGACCAGTAGCAAAGAAATCTGTAACGTAATAATTATTAGTTGGTGTAAAATTCTCTACTGTAGAATCAAGAATCATATATCCTTCATCACCAGTATATCCAGACATATATCTGTGATACTTACAGTAATAATAGATTCTATTAGTCTCATCAGCATTCATCAAGAAGAGTGGCATAAACTCATTCTCGTAATCAGTTGCCCAACCAGCATCTGATCCAGTGCTATTTGTGTATAGTGTGCCACCATTTAACAGACCATCTTGTGTGGTACTGAATTGCATTGGGTGACCATGTTGATGTGTCTGAGAAGGTTGGTTACTTGTATCAGATTGATTCCACTTAATTAGATAATTTCTTTGAACCTTAATGTTTTCAGGTGATAGATACCATCCATTAACATCAAAACTACCAAATTCAGCAGCATCAGGTCCAAAATTAATATAGAAAAGACCATTAGGGAATGTAGTAGGGTCATTATTAATGGTCATTTGGAAACCATTTGCACCTAACAGATTATCTCCATTAGCAAATGTGCCATTAACAAGTCTTACATATACTCTCTGGACAATACCAGAACCATTTCTAACAATTTTTGCAACTTCACATGTTGCATTACCACCAACTTTTTCAATAAGTCTACCAACTTCAACACTTCCCATCGTCTCAGAGACGTTACCAACAGGAAGCATTAAGTTATCAAATTCTGTTTTAATATTCCAAGTGAATGTTTGTATGAAACCATTTTGAAATGGTCCATTCTTTAATGCTAAATGATTGATTAGTTTATTTGAATGATAATAATAAACGTTATTATCAACTGCACCACCATAAACATCACTATTTTTAATGAATGATGACTTTACAGTATCTAAACTGAATCCTACAGGGACATCACTATGTCCTTGTCCCCATTCTGGAGTATGGAGTAACACTCCATTTGCCATAATACCCAAAGCCTTATTCTTCTGGTCAGGTCTTGGTTCAGCAGCAGGTACGTCCTTACCACCTCTATATACGAATGCTTGATTGAAATTTCTATCTACTAAAGGTCCACCACCTGGTGCTCTTTCTGTGCCATAGTCAGCAGGTTTTGGATGATTATCTGAAACAATAGTTAGTCTGTCTGTTGCTCCTGAAAATGATGCTGTTGTCGTTGACTGCGGATTGCTTTGCCATATTCTATTAATGTCAAATGACGTAACAACGTTTGGCGTATCAGAAGTTGGTAAAATGTTGAGTCTGAGTGGATCATAACCCCTCCCTTTGTTTAATACTCGTACATGGACAATCCTACCTGACGCATCGTCAATGATAGGATAGAGTATTGCTTCTTCATCTGGTGTGCCACAACCAGTAACAGTTAGTCTTGGTGGATCCGCAGAAGTATAATCCTTCCCTCCTTCCAAAACTTCGACTGCTCTAACACCAAATACTTCGTTGAATAATGGTTTGATAGAAGCACCAGAACCAGGTATCGTCCTCGCCATTTATTAAGTTACTACGTTGATTGTACCGTTCATCAATGCATGTAATGTGCATTGGTAATATAGAGTTGTTGGAGCATCCATAGGGACAGTCCAATATAAAACTGTGATTCCACTACCAGTTTGACCAGCAGTATATGGAGTCCCAGCTAATCCAGTTGTGCTCTGAATTCTGAATGGGTGACCAGCACCTTGGACAGAATTATCAAATGCATAAGTTTGTCCTCTCTGGACATATAACGTTGGGTCATTTGTAGCAGCAGAGAAACCTGGTCCAGAGAATGTATAATGGTCTGCACCATCAGCATTCACTTCCCACCAAGTAATTGGACTACGGGTTGGTACCCAGTTTGTGCCATTGTAGAAGAGTGAATCTCCTTGGACAAGACCACCAATATTTGTATCAGTCAGAGCAGCAAATGTTGTAGTCAGAGTTCCAGAGAAATTAACTGTCAAAGTATCCCCAGAAACGGCTGTGGTAATGTTTGTACCACCAGCAATCGTTAGAGTATCAGATTGTGTATTAGCAGTAGTGGATCCTGTATCACCAGCAACTGATGCCCAAAGGTTAAGTGAGGATATACCTGAGTCATCATCAGCAGGTGCCCACTTACTTGTAGAAGAATTCCACTTTAAAACTTGATTATTTGTAGGTGCAGCAGTATTTGTATCAACGTCAACCAAATCATTAACACCTGAATATTGTGTCAATAATTTTGCTTGGGTAGCACCAACACCACCAGCAGTAATATTAATGTTTACATATGGATTATCATCACCGTTAACTGTAAAGAAATATCCCTTATATGATGCAGCAGCAGGAGAAGCAGCAAGTGATGCCCACTCATTCTTATACTTTACTGTCGTAGGGAAATCAATTCCTCCACCAGAACCCGCAAATGTATTGGTAACACCACCAACGCCAAGTGTTAAGTTACCCGTGCCATTCGGAGCGATATTGATATTTCCATTACTTGAAGAAACAATACTATTACCGTTAACATCCAAACCAGCAGTGAGGTTTGTATAGTCAGATGGAAGAAATGTCGATCCATTATATCTAAGTACCTGTCCTACAGCAGCATTGGTAACACTAAGTTGCAACGTAGTGCCATTACCTATACCAGTGTATATTTCGTTAAAATTGTCATTAATCTTGTCACCACCAACTCTCAGGGTATCACCCGTGTTGTCGTTAGCTGCAGTACCAAGACCTAGCGTTTGTTTAGCCATTTACCTTACAATTTTTAGTTATTTATGGGATTATCTCAGGGTCAATTACTTCTTCACCATATTGACTTAAGTCTGGAGCAGTCCAATCATCAGGGACTGAAGTATCAACCGATATACCAGGAGCAGAATATCCACTTCCTTGGTTAGAAATTACACACTCACCAACACCAACCAGTGCCTTAATCTGTGCGTCAAATCCAGAGATGGAGTCAACCCTTACAGATGGTCTAGTTGTATATCCAGATCCAACAGAGGTAACTTGGACACTAGCGATAGACCCACTTGTAATCGTTGCAGATCCAACTGCGTCCTTACCAAAGACTGATCCGAGATAGTCGAATGTGATTAGAGAGTTAGAAGATTCAATAACAGCAACTTCTCTGTCTGAAGTCTCACCTTGAATGTCAATAAAGTCACCTGGTTCAATTGGTGGGACAACTTCAGCAGCGTCAACGTCTGCCTCACTACCCACGTAAGAGAATGCAACGAATGTAGACCCAACACGAGGTATTTCAGAGAAGATTATTCGAGAACCAACAAGCTCGAAACCTACGCCTGGTTCCTGAATAACACCATTGAGTGAAACGATGATATTATTTTCTGGACGTATAACCGTAGACTGGACACCATCGGTAAGTGTTAGTGAGTAGAATACTCCATTACGCTTGAGGTTGAATGACTGTCTCAATGAGTCGAAGTCGAATGAGATGTCATCTAACTGTCTCAACTTACCAACGTAGAATCCTGTGAATGCAGACCCTATCGTAGGTGCTTCAGTAAACTGAATTGTGTCTGAGAATGCTGTGTATGCGTTAGCTGCACCTGGAGGTTGTAGAATACCATTAACAAATATGAGCATATGTCCTTCAGAGTCAGGCAAGTATGCTGTACCATTATTCTGTGTAAGTTTGAATTGTGTTTGGACACCATCGAATCCCTTGAAGGATCTCTTAACACGTGCCTTAATATCTTGCTTACTCTTAACAACTGCCTTATATCCATTAAGTGACTTGATTGCGTCCTTAGTATCGAAGGTACCTACGATGTCACTCATGTAGATACGCTTGTTAACACCAACTGTCTCAATGTCTTGGACAAGAGCACCAGCAGCACCTGCTGTTACAACAGAAGTTGTAATGGTTGCGTAACCAACTGGGAAGGATTCACCTTGACCGTAGTCACCAACGATATCACCGTTAGTTAGTGATCCCATTACAGGAGCGTAGTAGATGTAGTTATTGCTTAGGTCAACTGAAGTAATGATACCGTAATTTGCAGTATCTTGGACACCTGATACAACCTTATAAAGTCTGTTACCAACAGTGAAGTTATTCAAGTTGGTTAGTATGCTAATACCAATTCTTGTGTATCCGTCTGATACAATTCTATTACCGATAGCAACATCTAAACCACCAAACTTAGCAACCTCTAAGTATTGTCTTGAGCTTTCTGCGTAAACAACAGCAGTCTTCTCAAATGTTCCTAATAGAGATGCAGTATCAACAACTAACTTACCACCAGTGTTTGTAAGGACAGCAGCTTCAGCAGTGATATTTGCGTTAACATCAGCAGTAGCACCCGAAGTATATCCTTGGAATCCTACATTAGCATCAAATGTACCAATCTTATCGATGATATGCATTCTTGTCTCAATGTTACTAATCTGACAAGTAGTTGAGTTAGCAGCACCGACTATAGTGTCTAGGACTGCGAATGTACCAGCAGTAATCTTAACATCGACATACTTGAAGTTAGCATCTTCATGGAATCCATAAACAATACCTGTCTTAGTGTTATCACCTTGCTTTTGAATTGCCTCATTCATTGTGAATGGACCATCAGTGATAGTGCCATCAATTCTGAATCTGGAGTAGACTTGGACAATCTTACCTTCATTCCTTGTGATTGATTCAACTTCAGCATATGCACCTGAAGTACCACCAAAGAAGTTGTCAGCATTATTAATTCCACCACCAAGAGGTATTGGAATATCTCTAGTGCCGTATGTCTTAGCAGGAGTAACAATACCAGTTTGATTGGTAATATTTGTATAATGAGCGTTATTAACAAGTTGCTTCTTAACCATACCTAAGAGATATCTCACAACTCTCATAATTGAGAGAGTGTTATAATCTTTTGCTAAAGTAGCAGAGGTGAATGCGTAGAAGGAAGCACCAGGAGAAGGAGAAGTTAGACTTTGAGAAAGTGCTCCATCAATCTGTGTTTCTAATGTCTCAAGAATGTAATTCTTAATGTTGAAATCGTTATCAGCATAGAATGTTGTGCCGTATGCAGAAACATATGGGTCAAGTGCAGACTTAGTTAGTTTTGCACCCCAAACATATACACCACTTACACCATCACCAGCGTAGTTAGTTGAACCACCAGCATTCTTAACGATAACCTTGTTAGTTAAGGTTGTGAAACCGAAGGAGAATGTAATTTGAATATATGCTCTTATCCATCCACCACCAACAGGGACTGATCCATATGCGTTAGCAGTAATACCTTGCTGAGGTGTGAATATGCTACCGAAGGATGCGTTACTTAAATCAAGGTCAAAGAATGCATTCTGCTCTGCTGATGTACCAGTATCCAATGTCATTTGGAATCTAACCTTATCAAATTCTGCTTTCTTAATGAATGCAGAGAATGTGAATGTCTGAGCAGTAGTAATAGCACCTTCGTCAAACTTCTGACCTGTAGTATCCCACTTGATAGAAGTATCATCAAATGTATCGTAAGCAGTTAGACTATAATTTCTTGAAATTGTATGCTCACCAGTGCTACTATCAACTACAACCTTCTCAGCAAGTAATTGATCGTCTGGGTCAGCAGTTACATTACCGTCTATACTAGAACCGCTTGCAGTCCAGTTAGCAGTAAAGTCTTCAGGATTAGTAAAGAGGTTAATACCTGCAACTTGATCAGCAATACCTGTTGTTATAATTCTTGTAGAAGCAAGTGACTGGACGTTAGCAACAGTTGTGTAGTAATCGTAGGTAGGACCAACAACATTAACTACAGCAGTTGCACCGCTAGTGCCAGTTAAGTCATCTACAGATGCCCAATTTGTACCTGTAACATCACCAATAACCAACATCTGAGTCTCAGTGATATATTCCTTAACAGATGCATAACCACCACCAGATGAAGTTACAACTTCACCCTCAGAGAATTCTCCAATTACATTGGTAAGAGTGATGTTTCTAGCATTACCAAACTTAGATGTATCAGTAATTGCTAAGTCATGAATTACATCATTAACTGTAGTCTCTAGGAATGTATTGATATCTGCTGACCATGCACCAGAACCCCACTGACTGTTAACTAGATTTTCTAATTCTTGGTCGTAGTAATTCTTGTTATTAAGAATCATTCTACCAGCAGACCTACCAGCATCATCTGAAGGAGATAGAGTATCAATTGCGATATCCATCAAGTTCTCAAATGCGTTAACTGCATCAATACAATCATCACTTAAGTATGCAGTATCACCCTTACTATCGGTAATAGTTGCATCACGGTATGCAACTTCTGTAGTCCACATAGCAGCATACTGGTCACCAGTTAATCCAGTTATACCTTGGTTATAAAGGTTATTGATTATTGCTAGTTTACCAAGTTTCTTAACTTGCTGGAAGGCATACATGGTTGAGAGTAATTGATCCTCAACTTGTTTGATACCACCAGAAGTAGCAATATAATTTTCAATTGCTCTAATAGTATTACTGTTACCACCAGTTTGTAGGTCACTGATGACACTATCAAGCAATAGTTTAATATCTTTCTTACATGTATCTCTACCAGTAGCACCACCTGGATACTGGAAGGATTGATAAAGGATGTTGTTTAGAGTATATGAGAATTCAGCATCTAGTAAACCAACTGCCTCTTCAGCAATGTAATCCTTATTGAAGTGTAGAAGGTCACCTGCATCTCTATATCTGTCACCATTAGGAGCAAGAGTCTCATTTGCCAATAGGACTAAAGTATCAAGTGCATCCTTAACGTTTGTGCAATCGCCAGGGGCAGTTACAGAGTTAGCAACAGCAGATACAAATGTATGAGCATAGTTACCACCTGTGACTATAGCATTAGCAGAAGCAGAAACAAATAGGTGTGCAGTTGTGTTAGTAGATGTACCAACGTTAACTGTGATTGTATTATCATCAACAGCAGTAATTGCTACAGCATCGTTGTATGCAGGGTCATCTGCGGATGCTCCACCTTGTCCATTAGCACGAGGATATTGGTGATTAGATCCATGACTGTCCTGAGCACAAGTGAATGTTAATGATTGTTGTGCAATCTGAATTGCTGTGCCAACTGCTAAGTTATGAGCACCGATTGTTAATACCAATACACCTGTAGTAGGATCGTATGTTGCAGCAGTAGGAGTAAAGTATTTGGTAGGTGATGCACCAATGTTAACTGTAATAGTTGTTGCAGTAACTGCCTTAATTAAAATATTCTTGTTATACCAAGGGTCAGATGCTCTTGGATAATCCTTAGCAGAACTGTTACCATCCATTGCACAAGTGAATTTCAATCCACCAGCAGCAATGTTAATCTTTCTACCAACTGTCAAACTGTGTGTTCCAATGGTTAATACCATGTCACCAGTTACAGGATCGTATGTTGCAGCAGTAGGACTAAAGTTAGTAGCAGTATCTTGGGTAATACCCCAATCACCAATGATAACAGAATCAGTATTAGCGTCAGTTAAATCACCTGTTACTGATTGCTTGGCATAGAATCCAAGTCTGTTATGAGCATATAGAGATTGAAGTAGTTGGAGTCTAACGTGTTGAATCTCATCGTTAGTTCCAAGGTAATTCTTAACTGCAATTAGAGTATTGAAGTTACCACCATCTTCGATGTCATTTGCAATAGCATCTAAGATAATTCCTAAGTCAGTCTTACAACGTAGAGTACCAGCACCACTACCATCAGCATTTCTAGGCATTCCTAGAGTCAACTCAGGATAACGAGCAATCATATCAGCAGCAGTCTTATCTACGATAGGACCACGATTGAGTCTGATTAGATTTGCAGCATCACGGAATCTGTCTCTAGTTGCTAGGTCAACTCTTTGTGTATAAGCAAGACCAGTAGCAACGTCATCGATGTTAAATGGTATTTCTAAGAATGCATCAGCAGTTGCACCAACATACTCATGTTGTGGAGTTAGTTTTGTAATAGTTGCTAGATGGTCTACAGCAACTGCCTGATTTGCTTCAATCAATGTATCAATAACAACTGATAATAGGTTATCAACAGTAGATTGTACGTCTGAGCAATCACCGTTACTGTATCCAAGGACCTTAACGCAATCAGCGACTGCCTTAACCCACTTATGAGTATGCAACCATTTCTTAATAGCACCACCCTTAGCACTTACAAATAAGTGTGAAGAGTTTGGAGTGTAAGAAACAGCGTTAGAAGCAGCAGTTACAAATGTATGAGCATAGTCACCACCTGCGTGGATTACTGCTCTCTTAATTCCATTTGCAGTAGCAGAAACGAATGTATGTGCAGAAACGTTTGTGGAAGGTAGAGAATCTAATACTTGTACTTGGAATGTGTTTGTAGTAACTCCAGAAATAGTTAACCACTTACCAGATACAGGATCACTTGGTCTTGGATATGTGTGGTTAGTAGCATTACTATCCTTAGCACAACTGAAAGTTAAAGAGTTATCTGCAATCTTAATTCTTTCTCCATTAACGAAACCATGACCATTAACAGTCAATGTCAATAGACCTGTAGTTGGACTATAAGTTGCACCAGTTGCAGTATAGTTACTATTTGCACTTACAAATGTATGTGCAGTTGTGTTAGAAGAAGTTCCAACGTTTAGAGTAATTGTTGTTGCTGTTACAGCAGTAATTGTTACAGCATCGTTGTATGCTGGATCGTCAGCAGATGCACCACCTTGACCGTTTGCACGAGGATAAGTGTGGTTGGATCCATGACTATCTTGAGCACATGTAAAGGTTAGAGAATTATTTGCAATTCTAACCTTATGATTTGTAGTGAGGTCATGCTCACCGATTGTTACTGTTAGAAGTCCAGTAGCAGGTACGAATGATGCAGCAGATACATCGTAACCGATAGCAGGAGACTTACCAACATTAACTGTAATTACACCTGACTGCTTTCTAATACCGTTTGTAGCAGCAGAGACGAATGAATGAGTTGTAGTATCAGATGATATACCAACATTAACTTGGAAAGTATCTGTAGCAACGTTAGAAATCTTTAACCACTTACCGTAATATGGGTCTGTCTTTCTAGGATATGCATGGTCTGTCTGATTTCCATCAAGAGCACATCTCATTACTAGAGACCCTTCAACGATTTGAATGTAATCGTTATTGGAGTATCCATGAGAAGGAACTGTAATTACCATTACACCTGTAGAAGGTGTATAAGCAACGTTAGTAGCAGTAGTAGAAACATATCCTACTTCATCAACACGAATAGACTTGCTTTGACCATATGGGTCTGTAGCACGAGGATAAGTCTTATTAGAAGACCCTCCGTCCATTGTGCAGTTGAATGTTAATGAATCATTAGCAAGGACAATGTTAGATCCAACCTGAATGCCATGCTGACCAATAGTCAGTGTCATGTCACCAGTTACAGCATTGTAAGTAGCAGCAGATGGAGTAAACTGTGCGTTTGTACCAGCAGCACCAACATTAACTGTAATCTGACCATTCTGCCTCTTCATTCCGTTATTTAAAGCAGAAGCAAAGTTATGAGCAGTAGTATTAGTTGAAGTACCAACTTGAATATCAAATTGAGTTGTAGTTACATTAGTAATCTTTAACCACTTACCGAATGTTGGGTCAGTAGTCCTTGGATATGCATGGTTAGTAGCATTACTGTCTTGTGCACAAGTAAAGGTTACAGCACCAGCATCAAACTTAACTCTATCACCAGCAGAGAATCCATGAGCATCTAGGGTAATTGTCATTACACCTGTAGTTGGATTATATGCTGCAAAACTTGGAGTATGACTTGTTGAACCAATAGCAGTTACAGCCTTCAACTTACCTGAAGTCCTAGTATCATGTCCAGGACGAGGATATGTCTTCTGAGACTGGTTATTGTCCATTGCACAAGTGAATGTCAATGAATTATCATCAATCTCAACGAAGTCATCTGTAGTAATATCATGTGTACCAATGGTTAATACCATATCACCAGTTGCAGGATCATAAGTTGCAGCAGATGGAGTATATGGAATATAATCATCAGGTTGAGTTGACTTACCTACATTAACTGTAAATGTGTTGGTAGTTGCTTTAACAATTGGTAATACCTTATTGTAGAAAGGATCAGATGTCCTTGGATATGTGTGCTCTGAACCAAACTCATCTAAAGCACATTCAAATGTAAGTGATTCTTTATCGATAGTGATAGAAGAACCTTCCTTATGGAATGCATTAGTCTTACCAGATACAAATGTATGAGCATGGTCTCCACCAGACATTATGACTGCTCTGCTAACACATCCAGAAATTGCAGAAACGAATGTATGAGTTGAAGTATTAGAAGAAGCACTCACATTTACATTAAATGTATTTGTAGTTACACCAGAAATCTTCAACCACTTACCAGAAGCAGGGTCTCTAGTTTGAATACCATTTGCACTAGCAGAAACAAATGTATGAGTTGAGGTATTAGAAGATGGAGTGATGTCTAATACTTGGACATCGAATGATGTAGATGCTACGTTAGAAACTTTTAACCACCTAGCACTTACAGGGTCAGAAGCACGAGGATAGGTTTTATTAACTGTATTGCCATCCATTGCACATGTAAATGTCAATGAATCATTAGCAATCTTAATCTCATCACCATTTGCTAGGTTATGAGCAGCAGTTGTAGTAATGCTTAAGATACCTGTTGTTGGGTTATAAGCAGTACCAGTTGTTGCTGTAAATTGAGCACCAGCAGCACGAGGATAGGTATGGTTTGTTGCGTTGCTATCCTGAGCACAGGTAAAGGTTAATCCATTATCAGCAATCTTAACCCACTCACCATTCTGGAATCCATGACCATTAATGGTTAGTGTTAAAACACCTGTTGCAGGGGTGTAAGACGCTGTAGATGGTGTATATGTGTTATTTGCATTCTTGAATGTATGAGCATAAACTCCACCTGCCTTAACTGCACCAGCAGTAGCAGATACGAATGCGTGAGTTGTAGTATTAGAAGAAATACCAACGTTAACTGAGATAACACCAGTTTGCTTCTTAATTCCGTTAGAAGTTGCAGAAACGAATGTGTGAGCAGAAGTGTTAGTAGATGGTCCTGTGTTAACATCAAATGTGTTAGTTGTTACTCCAGTAACAGGCACCCATTGTGATGCAAGAGGATCAGTTACACGAGGATATGTGTGGTTAGTAGCATTACTATCCTTAGCACATGTAAATGTTAATGAATCTGCATCAAACTTAACCATATCTCTTGCTCTGAGCAATCCATTAGATGCCCAAGAGATGAAGGTATGTGCAGAAAGGTCTTGTGACTTATGAACGTCAACTGTAAATGAATTAGTATCAATCTTAGTAATTGGTAACCACTTACCAGATACAGGATCAGATGAGCGAGGATATGTATGGAATGTAGCATCACTATCCTTAGCACAAGTCATAGTCAATGAATTGTCTACGATTTGTATTCTGTCACCGTTAGAGAATCCATGACTTGATAAAGTAATGGTTAATATACCAGTAGCAGGAGCATAAGATGCAGCAGTTGGAGTATGTTGTGTAGCTCCAGTCAATCCATGACTGTTGCTGGTAATTGTTAACTTACCAGTAGTAGGTGTATATGCAGCAGTAGATGCAGTTAGGTTTGTAGTACCAACTCCAGTAACCTCTATTGCAGTATCATATGCTCTATCTTTCTTCTGCTTAACTCCATTAGAAACAGCAGATACAAATGTATGAGCAGAAGTGTTAGTAGAAGGTGCAGAATCTAATACCTGAATATCAAAGCCATTTGTAGATACGTTAGAAACTTGAATCCACTTATTAGCAATTGGGTCAGTTGACCTTGGATATGTGTGGTTAGTTTGGTTAGAGTCAGCAGCACAAGTGAATGTTAAGCAATTAGCATCTAACTTAACCCAATCACCATCCAACATGCCATGACCACCAACAGTAAGACTTAAAATACCTGTTGTAGGGTTATATGTAGCATTGGTTGGTGTATGATTTAAAATATCTGTTCTTGGATAGGTATGGTTTGTAGCATTACTATCCTGTGCACAAGTAAATGTTAGAGAGTTATCTGCAAACTTGATGCTATCACCAACTAATAGGTTATGAGATCCAATAGTGATGTCCAAAGCACCTGAAGCAGGTGTAAATGAAGCAGCAGAAACGTCATGCTGAATTATTGGAGACTTACCAACATCTAATTGTATAGTATTATCTTTCTTAACTACGCTGTTATGATCCCATCTTAGATAAGTATGTGCAGAAATATCAGGAGACTTACCAACGTTAATTGTAAATGTATTAGTAGTTACAGCAGAAATTGTTATCCAACTATTAGCAACTGGGTCTGTTGCTCTAGGATATGAATGATCAGACTGGTTATTATCCTTAGCACAACTGAAAGTTACAGCACCATCAGAAAGTTTAACTTGGTCATTAACTGCAAATCCATGTCCTATTAAGGTAACAATCATTTCACCTGTTGTAGGTGTATAAACTGCATTAGTAGGAGTATATGGAGTACCTTCATACTTGATAGGAATTGCTTCTTCATATACTGGGTCAGTTGACCTTGGATAAGACTTAATTGCATTATTGTCATCCATCGCACAAGTAAAGTTGAGCGAATTATTTGCCAACTTAATTGTTTGACCAGCAGCGAAGTTATGATCACCAATGGTTAATGACATCAAACCAGTTGCAGCATCGTAAGTAGAAGCAGTTGGTTTGTAAGCAACTAAAGGTTTCTTACCAACGAATATTTCAAAAGTATTTGTTGATACTACACCAACTTCAATCCATTTCTCTGATGCAGGATCCTCTGGTCTAGGATATGCGTGCTCGGACTTATTACCGTCCATATCACAAGTCATTGTGACTGCACCATCTTCCATCTTGACCTTATCGCCAGGATTTAAACCATGACCGTTAGAAGTAACGACCATAATACCTGTGTTGGCATCATAAGTTGCACCTGTTGCTGTGATAGCAGCACCAGCAGTCAAACCATGAGCTGCCTTGGTTAGAGTCAATTCTCCAGTTGAGGTATCATAAGATCCTGTGGTAGGAGTAATTGTTGATGGAGAAGCGTTAGTAGAATCAGTAATAGTTGTATCAGTGACCTGAGTTAATCCATGATCACCTAATATTTGAATATGTTGGTTAGTAATAATTTGCTGTGCTAACCTAGATAACTCTTCATGTACCCAGATTGTCTCTTCTACTTCAGTTTCAATGTGGTTAACAGTGATAGGAGATACATTTCTATTAACATAAAGTGCAGCAGCATCCCAAAGATAACTGTTACCACCGTTTCTTACATCTTTTATTAGAGCATCGATGATATCTTGTACGTCATCAGTGCAATTTACAGTGCCAGTAAGGACATTGAATGGTGAATAAGGTGACTGATGCTCCAATCTCCATACAACTTCCTTAGCAAGGAATTCCTTATTACTATTAAGTAAATCAGCAGCATTAAGATATCTGTGAGTATTCAGACTATGAGCAGATAGGTTACCACCTGTCTTTCTCTTAGTAGCAAGAATAGCATCATTATTAAAGTAATCTCCATCTACCCAAGTTCCAGTACCAGACCAATCATCAACATAAGTTGCTGCGTCAGGACCATCAAAGTGATATAGTAATTTTGTATTACTATCTCCTTGGAAAATACCAGTTGGAAGAGTATAAGCACCTGTATATCTTGCAGTTGTTGAAACTCTTACTTCATCAATATGACCATTAAATCCTGTAGCACCTGCATAGTCAGCACCGATATAAACTGGTTTAGAAGCACCGTAGTTGTTATTATCAGTATAGGTACTACCAACCTGTGCTCCATTTACAAATATCTTAGTTGAAGTGCCAGTCTTAGTAACAGCAACATGATACCATGTGTTTATTGCAAGAGTGCCACCATTAGCAGCAGCTGTATTTCCTACAGCAACTTTAAGTGCAGTGCCATCAGTATAAAGTCTAAGAGCAGTATCTGTAGCAGATGCACTTCTAGTATCAATAATTGTATGCTCTCCAGTTACATTAGCAGGACGAATCCATGCTTCAAGAGTAAGAGCACCAGTGCCGAATCCAAATTCTTGGTTTGCAGCAACAAGTAAGTAGTCACCAGTACCATCAAGTAATAGAGATGCAGTGCCCCACTTCTTCTGAGCAGTGTCTAATTGTGCTCCACCATTGAATGTAACAGTATGGAAGTCAGAACCAGAAGCAGTTGACCTACCCATCTTACCTAGGTAAACAGTGCTTCTTGCTTGGTTATAACCAATAACTTCTGCCTTAGAATTCCTAGACCTAATTACATTACCTTGGTTAAAGAATCCAGCACCTTGCTTATCAGTAAAGGTTAGTTTTCTTACAAAACCTTCTTCATTTTCTAGGAAAGTACCAGAGTTATTTCCATAATCAATTTTATAATTTCTAATAAACTCATTTTCTTGGAATGTTCCAGTAATATTTGTTGTCTTAATAACGTAGTTGTTAATCAACTCGTTAGCAGGGAATTTAGAATCAAATGCTGTTAGATTATCAGTAAAGTCAACAATAGAAATCTGAGACTGTGAAATATCATCCAATACAACGTTTGGATAAGTCTGAGATGCAATTCTGTTGAATAGTAGACCGAAGAATGAGGATCCTTCAGATATATTGACCTGACTAATAAATTCGTTAGTTACAGGGTCTTGATAAGGACTTGTAGATGCAATTGTTGCAACAACACCAGACTTAGCAGCAATGATAACATCATTTAACTGAATATCAAATAGACCTGGAGTAGACTGATAAGTACCAGTTGTCTTACTCAAGACCAAAGCATTGGTAATAGTAATGTCTGTGCCGTATAATGGAGTATTCTCTAACTGTGCAGTAGCAGCAGTACCAAGTTGTGCTCTTGTTACTCCAAGAGTTGTAGACTCTGCACCATCAGTAATAGTATCAACTCTGAATATTTCAGAACCAAACTGGTAATTCTTAGTAGCAACGAATGTGCCAGCAGGTAAAGCAGCAGCAGCACCAGTTACAGGTACTACTTCAAATGATGTTGTGGATTGACCGATTGTATAACGTAGTTTTGCAAGAGGAGTTTCTTGACCTTTTGCTAGGTTAATTTCTTCAATCTTAGCAGTATTACCCTCAAAGTTAGTAATAGTCTCACCAAACATGAATAGACCATTATTAACAACGTCTGTTTGACTATTCAGTGTTGCTGAGAAACCAGTTGCACTAACGTTAACTAATTCACCAATAGTGAATGTACCTTCAGTGATATAACCAAAGATATCGTTACCAACAACAGAAGTTACTCTAAACTTAGCAGCAGAAGAAGATCCAACTACATATTGACCTGCTATTGGGAAGATACCACTAATATTACTAAAGACGAATTTCTTAGTTGCAATCTGTGTAATAGTTACAGATGCATACTTAATACTTGCAGGTGGTTGAGGTGGCTCACTAAAGACGATGTTGTCACTCTGGACTTGGAAAGAAATACCAGGAGTCTGTGCAATACCGTTAAGAATAATCATCAACTGGTTTGCGTTTGCAACAACGTTGTCTCCAGAAACTGTTAGAGGGAATGCAATTCTTTCACCGTCAAATAGGTTAGAAATATCATCAATTCTCTGGACAACAGAAGTCAAGATATTCTCAGAAGATGTTAATCTCTTCTGTCTGAATAATACCTCAGTGTTATTAAATTCTTGATAGACTGGCTCAACTAGAGCAAAGTTTTGAATATTTGGAACAATTGCTGATTGTGCCAATTCAACTGACTTAGTTAACTGGAATGCAGTTTCTTTGTTTGGAATTGACCCATATTCTTGTAGATTTAATTCTCCAAATACCTTAAATGATGCAGGGTGGACATTTCTAAGTAGAATATCTTTCCACTCACTAATAGAAGTAGCAGAGTTAACTGCATAAGAGAAGTCCTGATAATAGTAGGAGTCTTGAATCTTCTGAATGATTTCTGAAGGTTTACCTACGTCATCGATAAATTGACCTGTAGTTTGAGTGATAGACCCGATTTCTAGGACACCCTTAGCAATATTGAGGTCAGAGATAACACCAGAAGACTTAGAGATAACACCAGTTATCTTTTGTCCTTCAATGAAATCACCAGTGTAGTCAACAATCTTAAGGATTCTAGGTCCAATCTGCCAACCATTGTTTTCAGAAACATATCCAGTAGCAGTTGCAGTAGCAAATGTATCACCTTGATATACTAATTCACCTTCGTCAAAGACTGAAGTTGCAACGTTAGCAGTAGCAGCACCACCGAAGGATTCGGTCAATACTTGCTGTCTTCCAGTACCTGCGTTAACGAAGCTAATAGCATCTCCTAAAGCTGCGTTACTAGCAGTAATTGCCAGTTTCAACTGGTCAGTTTCTAATGAGTTTGCTGCTCCAGCAATAGCATAGTAAGTAGTAGAAGAGTTTAATCTACCAATAGCACCAGCAGCAAGAGGATACTCAGCACCATCACCAGTATCAACTACATTAAGTGTTACAGCAGATCCATTCGCAATACCATGTGGGAAAGCAAACTGTAGTAATCCCAAGTCAAGGTTTACAACATAGTTAAATGCAGACCTTAAAGCAATTGTAGGTGTAGATGAATATCCAGCACCTGGATCCTTAACGATTATATTATCTAATCTACCATTCTTAATAGATGCTTCAGCAACAGCACCAGATCCACCACCACCTGTAATTACAACAGCAGGTGCTTGTGAATACCCAGAACCTGGGTCAGTAACTGTAATACTAGCAAGTATAGATGTGCTAGTTAATTGACAGTTTAGAGGGAAAGTAATCTCAGGACGTAAAGTATAGTCATGAGGATAATCATAACCAAAGTTATTATTCTTAAGTTTCTTAATTTTACCAACTTTATCTCCTTTAGTGAAAATAGATGCACCACTACCAGAGGAAGGAATGACAACAGTCAATTCTGCTCCAGAACCAGTTAGTCCACTACCAAGTATGCCAGGAATTGAGTCAATGTCAATAGATGCAGTAGTATAATTCTTACCTGGAGAAGTAACAGCAACACTGTTAATCTGACCTGGAATTGTTACACCTTCAGCATCAGTGCCATCTGCAACTGTAATTGATACTAAACCACCTTCACCATCACCAGCAATAGGTACTCCAGTGTATTCTCCTACAGCATATTCAGTACCTGGAGTCTTAATATCAACTCTCTCAATCTTTCTTGTTGATTCAATATTAGAAATAATAGGTAATTTAGTATAGAAACCACCTGAGTTAACAATACGAATAGAAGCAATTGAACCAACTGCCTTAACAGAACTGGTAGAGTAACTAGAAGGAGATACTTCAGCAGCACCTTCTGGCTCATTTGCCAATATGAATCGCATAGCATCATCACCTCTAGTAATTGTCGCACCAGAAGTAGATGAAATTTCAAATGTACCCTTATAAGGAGAATCTACAACATCAAGATAACTTCCTGGAATTACAGGAGATGTATCAGATGTAGTCCTAGATGGGTCGAAATAGTAAGAAATATTAGTAACAACATCACCATCAACTTTAAACTTAACAGATGGAGTAGGTACACCTTGACCAGTTACTCCAGGTGTTCCAATTCTTTCAATGCTGTTAAAGGAATATTCGAGTTTATAGAGACTATCTTTAGCAAAGGATAGGTTACCACCAACCAAAGATGAATGGCTGAGGTCAAAGATATATTGGTGTCCATAGAACATCTTCAGAGTTGGGGACTTCACAAAGATGCTAACATTACCAGGAGTTGTAGCAGGATCAGTTACTGCTGCCTGTGGCAGTTTGTAAGTGAATTCCTTAACACTAATAACATCTTTTACAAAGAATGCACCATCATATTCATCATAAACTACAGAGTTATATGTCTGTGATGGGTTACCATCAACATAAACCATTTCACCAGGTGTGAGATAATGACTTGTAGATGTAATTACATAAACTTGGTCACTATTAGCAACTGAAGAAACTTGAAGAATCTTAGTTAAATTTGCAACAAGAGTAATCTTAGTAACAGCAGTCAATCCAGTGATTTGAAGAGTGCTGTATGCAGCATTAAATGAAGTCTGGTTAGCAGGGACATCTACAACAGATCCAACAATATATGCTGACCCTCCTGCAACTTCATCGATTCTTACAGTATAGTCACTACCAGACCATGCTTTAAACTTAGCAAAACTATCAAGGTTTTGACTACCACCAGCATTATAAGTGCCGTCTAAATTATAATCGTCTAGGTCAATATCAAATGTACCAGGAGTTGTGTTATTAACTTCTGCAAATGTATATGCAGCAATTTCATTGGTATCATTTGGTATAGGACCACGAATACCATAAGTGGATTGCTCATCAAATCTTTCTGTAGAAAGTTGACCTGTATTGGTATCGTTAGTCCAAACATTATTATTAACAGCAACGTAAACCTTATTATTATCCTTATCAACACTGGTAATATAACCACTATTAATAAAGGTGTTGCCATTCTTGAGCATCAACTTAGCACCAACAGTAAAGTTGAATGCTTGGTTGATAGTTAATTCTTGTATATTATCAATCTTAGAAGTATCTGTTACCTTAAAGAAGTAACGGTCTTTAACCTTAGCAGTTGCATTAACCTTAGTAGAACCAGGAGAAGGAACTGTACCTGTCCTAGATGACCAAATATCTTGGACATAAGTCATTGATTCAGTTGCTTCAGTATATGCTACGTTAGCATCGTCAAAGTCTAGTGACTGGAATCCAGCATCACCTAATGATAGACCAACATTACCGATAGTCAAAGTTGACCCTGTAACAGGAGTAATAGCAGTCCTTGTTAGAGAAAGTTGTGTATTTGTAAATGCAGTTTTAACACCTAATCTTGCAGCATCAGCATTCTTATCAACTTTCAGTCCAACAGCATTAAAGTCAATGTAATCATACTTATTAAGATGATTAGTAAACCATGCATCATCTACCCAGTCAAATGTTAAACCATAACTTGCTACTGGAGGTAGAGTTGTAATATCAGAAGGAACTGTAGGAACAAGTGCCCTATTTCTCAATCTAATGTTATCAATATAGAATTGTCCTTGCTTACCAGCAGAGAAATCTGTTGCACCACTACCGAAACCAATCTGGTTACCAAAGTAGAGTGTCTTATTACCGAGTGAAGTATTTGATTGTGTGCCACTTAATACTTCAATACCATTAACATATGCTTTAAATGTATCACCATTCTTACTTACTCCAATTGTCTGCCAACTGTTATTAGCATACATTGTTGTCTGAGTAGACTCAATAGCACTACCAGCAGCAATTGTAGTAGAATTATTAGTTACAACGAAAGTTAACTTACCGTTAGAAGTATTATATCCTAACCATAGTCCACCAGTTGCATCTTGAGCACCACCAATACCTACAAGAGTTTGGAAACCTTGAGATAAAGTCTGTGATTCACTAGCATTCTTATAGATGAAGAATTCAAGAGTCCAGTTATCACCTAGTTTTGTACCTAATTGAGTATTAGTTACAGAAAGATATGAATTGACCCATGTAGAGTTAGATCCAGCAGGGTTATATCCATATATCTTCGCCATATTATCGGCGACTGTAACTGAGTTAGTAGTTTGTCCAATTCCAAGTGTATAATGACCTGTTATATCAGTTGTTTGGTTACTTGCAAAGTCGTATATAAATTCGTTTCTATTATGAGATGCCTGACCAAATACATGAAGGTCACCTGAATTATCAATATCAAGTGAATGTGCAGTCCATCCCTCAGTAGTATTTGCGGTAGCAGTATCAACACGGAATTCATTACTTGTATGATTTAACATCGTGCCATCATACTTAATCTTAGCAGTGTTAACTATCTTCTTACCATCTACCTGAGAGGCAGAATGAGTATAAGCAACGTTAACATCACCAAAGATATCAACTCTAGTCTTACCAACTACTTCAATATCTCTTGCTTCTGCAACATATCTCTTATTCCAAAGTACTGCACCAGCAGCATCAAACTTACAAATCCAGAAACTATCCTTAGTTACATCATCAGACTTAAGTCTACAAGTAGCAGTAACATAGAATTCGTTAAATTCATCAAAACATACACTAGCATTCTGGAAGGAATATAGAGTATTGCTTATTTCTTTAATCCATTCAATCGTAATTACATTAATACCTACAGTTGCTTTACCAAAGGATACGTTAATATCATTTGAAGCAGCAGATGTAGATGTCTCCATAGTAAAGTAAACTGAACCATCACTAGCAACTGTAATGTCAGTAATCTTCTCATTTCCAGCAGCAGTTGCTAATTTTCTCTTAACAACGAAAGAACCAGCAGTATCAGTAACTGCTAAGAATGCATCATAAGGATTAGCAGAGTTAGTATTAGTATAACCACCCATTATGAAACGAGTAGGATTGCTAGACAACTTAGTCAGAGCAGTTACATAATCTTCTCTAGTAGAACCTGAAATACCAGCATATGCCTTCTGAATTGCTAATCCAGCACTCAAACCATTTGATGCTTCAAGATACTTACATAGGATTACATCAGGGTTATATGCATCCAATACAGTAATATTTGGTCTATTAGTACCAGCAACCCAAATATCATTACCATCAACGTAAATCTTATTAAATTCTAGGTAAGTTGTGCCTGTGTTAGGAGCAGTAGATTCTAATGTCTTCTCCCATTCCTTAACACCAGTAGCAGACAGTTTTGCAACTATACCTACAGTATTACCAGAAGTATCCTTTGTCTTACCACAAACATATACTTCTTTAGTAGTATTGACGAAAATATCGTTAATCTTAACGAAATCGTTATTACTAATCAATGAAGCATAATAATCACACTTCTTGAATACCTGTGGGTGAGATAGAATAACACGAGGGTTACTTGTATATCCAGACCCTGAATTTAGAATCTTGAATGATTCAATAGATCCAACAGAAGAAACAACTGCTTCTATAGATCCACCAGTACCGCTATCACTATCAATAGTAACAGTAGGAGGAATGTCTGTGTTATATCCACTTCCGATTGTATTAACAATAACTTCTTCTATACCTTTGTATTGACGGACTACAAATGTCTTATTTGTATTGTCCATTGTAGGAGCATAGTCTACAAAGACTGTATCTCCAGCAACTAGGTTATGAGGATTAACTGAGGTTAAAATACCATAGTTAACTCCATCAAGGGTTTCATAAGTATATGACTCAACTGCTTCACCTTTAATTCTTGCAACACGAGCAGAAACACCACTACCATCAGTATCAGTGTTATCAAATATTAGACGGTCATTAACCTGATAAGATATACCTGGGTTTTCAACAGTAAATCCAGTTACAGATGCATCTTCAAACTTGGTAATAGTATCAACTTCAATATCAACCTTAGAATCAAATCTTACTTTAGGGAAGTAATCAAACAGTTGTAGAGGTGCTTCCTCAAACATCTGTTCTGGATCTGCGGTCTCATCAGCAGTAATAACACCATCTCTATTTTCGTCTTCTGGGTCAAATAGGAGTATATCACCTGCTTCAGTAGTTAAAGCGTTTGTAGAGGCATTTGGAGTCCTCTCAACGTCAATATCTACATTCTCGTATGGGTCTCTATAACGGACAACACCAGTAGGAATATTCTGTTGGACAGCATCATCTACTAGGTTCCATGTATCAACTACAGAGTTATAACTTGGTCCTAAAATATAAGGGAATTTTGGATTACCTGCTTCAGCAGCATCAATAGTAACGAAATAGCAGTATCTACCAGCAGAGAATTCAGGAGTCTTACAGAAACGTCCATTATACTGGTCTAAGTCACCACTACCAAATACATATTCGTAGTCTTCAACAAACTTACCAGCAGCTTCGTCTGTTAGTAAAGGACCATCAGTTCTTACAGGATATGGGTTTGAAACAGCATCATAGACTAGATTTGTCTTAAGACTATAAGATGTGTTTAATCTTTGTACCTGTGAAGTCTGATTAGTTGGGTCAGAGTAACCATAAGGTCCATAAATTGGGTTACCATCAAATGCCCACCCAATAATAGGTGAGTGTGTTAACTGGACATCCTGCTCAAGGATTGTACCAGATTCTGATTCATATAGATTATCACCTAAAATATATCTTAATTTCTGTGGGTTAGAGAGGTGAGCATATTCTCCACCATATTGTACGTTAAATCCTTCAAATACAGATCCTTTCGCAGTATCGAAGGTAGAAGTCTCTTGTAAATTATAAGTCCACTCAAATACGTTTGCTGTAAAGGTAGCATTAATACCAATAGAAGTGAGGTTAATTAATGTTGTACCTTGAATATATCCAATACCTTTGTTGGTAATAGTGATACCAGTAACTTTACCAGCATTCTCACCGTCAACATCGATAGTTGCTTTTGCTACAGCACCAAATCCTTGACCCTGTATGCTAACTTCAGGAGCAGTAGTGTATCCGCTACCAGCAGAAATAATAGCAATCGATATAATTCTACCATTGTTAACAATTGCCTGAGCAACAGCACCACTACCAGATGATAGTTTTACATTTGGTTTTGAAGTATAAGATGCACCACCATTGGTGATATTAACAGTCTTAATTGGACCTCTGACAGATGCAGTAGCAGTTGCCCCAGATCCACCTCCACCGACTATAGTTATCTCAGGTTGAGAAGTATATCCACTTCCTCCAGCATTTATTAGTACTCTTGAAACGACTCCTTTCGTTATAATCGCAGTTGCAGCAGCACCTGAGCCACCTCCACCAACGATAGAAACAAGAGGTGAAGAAGTGTAACCACTACCACCTGCTGTTACATCAATAGAAGAAATTGCACCGTCAACTGTAACAGTTGCAGTTGCTCCAGATCCACCACCCCCAGTAAGGGTCATTGCAGGAGGAGAAGCAGCATCGTAACCTTCACCAGCAGCAGAAATGCTAATAGAGGTTACAGCACCAAAGGTTTTAGTTTGTTTAGACTTATAAGACCAAATTGATACACCATTAACCCATGTTCCAATTGGACCAGGGACAATAGCAGTCTTAGTTGAAATAGTAGTAGGAAGTAAGGCAAACCTGTTTAATTTACGTTGGTTGCCTGGTAATAAAGCAGATCCAGGGAATGGACCAATTTCATAGTTTGGAATACCAGTAGATGCAACATAAACGTAACTGGTATTGAAAAATGTATTCTGAACGTTAGTAGTGTAAGGTCCAATAGCATTACTAATTGCAGTATTAACTGACTTACCTTTGTTAAGGTCAACTGAAATTAGAATATTACCCTGTGGCACAACTTGTGCTGGTTGAGGTAATTGATATTGGAATACAGTCGTGGAATCCCTTGATGTTACTAGGAAACTTCCGTTATAAAGAATTGGGTTTGCACCATAAATTGTAACTTGGTCTCCAACCAATAAACCATGAGGGTTAGCACAAGTAACTGTAGCAGACTGATTATTAACACCACCATAAGCAATGCTAGTTACATTAATGAGTTTCTTAACGTTATACAACCAAGTTGTTAGTTGAGGTTGTGTAGATGTGCCTCCCAACTTAGAAACAGTTAATTTATCTCCTGGTAGGTAGTAAGAACCTGTATCAGTTAATGTAGTTTGGTTAGCATCAACGATACCAACCACATTCATCACAACTTCTTGTAATGTGCCTTTATTGAGGTAAACTACGAAATTAGACTTAACTACTGTAGCAGAGTCCCAAATTTGTGCATTTGATGCTCTAGTACACTCAATAAACTGGTTTAATGACTTTTCTTTATATCTAACCGTCTCTTTGTCACCAATGACTATTTCACCGTTCCTTTCTGGCCAACCGATGGTGGAGTCAACCGTAATAATGTCACTGGTGGCTGTGAGAGGCTCAGCGAGTTTTGTTTTGTAAGGTACAATAAATGTGCCTTGAATAGTTTCTTCTGATAGGACTAATTCAAATATCTCTAGGTCAGAAGTCTTAATTGAAATATAGTTTTCAACCAATGCAGATGCTGCTTTAATATTAGGGTCAGCAATATCAGCAACCTGTTGAATTAAAGCATCTTGAATGTTGCGAGGGTCACCTGAAACCAGTGTAGCACGCAAAATTGTGTTAATAGACCAAGTAGCAGCAGATGGCTTAGTAATTTGGTCTTTTGGATATGAAATACTTACACTTTCACCATATAGTAACTTAAAGAGATAAGCAATACTAAATGATGTGCCTTTTGTTGAATAGAAGGTCTTAATGTGCTTAATAGCACTTCTTACATCAATACTATCATAATCTAACTGAGGAACATCAGGAAGGAATTGCTCTGTGTACTTATCAAGCAATCTCTTAACAAATAGTGCATCAAGACACTTAACTTCAGAATCAACAGCATGTGCAGCAGCAGAAGTGTCTCCAGAGAATACTGCGTTACCTTCTTCAGTATATTCCTTAATACCACTAGCAGCTCTAGCACAACCAGTTAGTTTACATTTGGTGTAATTGGCACCAGCATTGATAACTTGGAAACCAGTTACTTCACCCAAACCAATATCTACAGATGCAGAAGCATGTGGAGGTGGTTGAATAAAGACTTTTGGAGGATTAGCAGCACTATAACCACTACCAAAGGCAGTTATGTTAATATCAGTAATAGCACCGTTAAAAATGGATGCAGCAGCAGTTGCTCCTGATCCTGGATTTGTAGTCCTTTCATCAACGATATAAACAGATGGAATATCCTCATATCCACTGCCACCAGATAATAATTCGATGTCAGTGATTCTTCCATCACCATCAACCTTAGTTTCTAGTATTTGAGCACCAACTGGGTCAATAACTGCAACCCTTGGTGTTGTTTCATAACCTTGACCAGCATTCAATACAGTTATACTTGCAAGTTCTCCAGTAGGAGTTAATACAGTCTGGAATGATGCTTTAATACCATTTAACCCAGTAGGCTCATCAACATAGATTGCTGGAGGTGTAGTATATCCAAATCCATTCTTAGTAATAGGAGGAGCAGCAGCAAAACTACCAGCAGTGATAGTTGGGGTGCCTAATTCAGCTCCACCAGGTTGCACAAAGGTTAATCTTGGTGTAAAGGTGTATCCTGACCCACTACTGGTGACAGTAAGAGCAGTAACAGCACCATCTACAACTGTTGCATTAACAGTAGCAGCAGTTGAACCTTCTTTGGTTGGAGTTTGAATTTGGACGACTGGAGGGTTGGATGTAGAATATCCAGCACCACCTGTTAGTAGTGATACAGATTTAACACCATTAATTAATGGTTTTACAGAAGCATCTCTACCAGTCGTTGATTTGACTGAAATCTTAGGTGGAAACTCAAATCTATAATTTTTACCAGTATTATTAACTTCAACTGAACTTAGTGCTCCTAATGCATCAACACGAGAGAATCCAACAGCACCAGTACCAAAAGAAGGAATTGGTGCTTCAATTGAGAATACATCTAGTCTTCTACCTGCAATAGGAGTAAATCCTAGGGTAATATATGTCTCGTCAAACGTAAAATCAACTTTTGGTGTTAAAAGTCTGTTATCATAAATCGCAATACAATATTCGTCTACAATCGGTGCATAAGGTAAATTTGCAACCGTCATTTGGAAAGTTTTCTTACCATCTCCAAATGAACCTGAAATATTATCTAATGCTACAATACTATTCTCAATAAAACCATTGAGATATGTGATATTAGTTGCTGTTGTATCATCTGATGCAAGTCTAGTCCTTGGTGCAACACTGAATACAATACTTGTGCCATCTATAGTATAATCAACGCCTGGTACCTGTATTTCACCATATACCTTTACTATTAGGTGTTGAGCACTTGGAGGTGCTACAGGAGCGTCCTGAGAGGTTAATGAAAACCTTTGTGTGTTACCATCAAACTGATTAATAATATTAGCAAGAGTAATCCACTTAAGTTTTACCTGCTCATATGAAATACCTGGTGAAAGTGCAATACTTGGAGAAGCAACTGCTTTTTCATAGAAGATGATCTCATCTCCTATCATCACACTACCATTATCAGTTAAAAATTTATCTACGTTCTCAACAACAATCTCTGTATCATCTATTAATGAAGCTTCAACAATCTTTGTAGCACCACCTAATATCCCAACATCTAGTTTATCAATATCGAGATAATTTAGAAAATTATTAAGTATATTTTGTCCAAACCCTGTCTTCTCTTGTGACTTATAATAATACTCCAGAAACTTGTCAAACAGGGGATACCCGTCCGAAATGAACTGAGGGGTCTGTCTTGCTATCGCTTGCGATACCTTACTACTTGTCGTCATTATACCTTAGAAACAAGATTGTGTTGTAGTGCTGCCAACGTTGGTAACAGTAATAGGATCGAGTGTAGTTGGTGTGCTCGAAGTCTCAAAAATGGTTGGCGTAAGACTATTTAGTGGGATACTGGTAGGTGGAGTAGTACCAATCGCACCAATGTCAATCGTTGGGTTTATTACACCGATAATAGTATCTGGACTTGGAGTAGGTATTTGAGATGCGTTTGCAGGAATAATCTGTACAGGAATGTTTAAATCTCCTAATGCAGCAAGGTTTGCAGCAGAAGAATCTACTGTGCCACCTTCAAATACACCGTCTGCATCAGTATCAACTGCTGTACCTGCTAATACTCCCAAATTATTACCTGCTGCACCTGTTACATTTGCAGGACCAAAACAGATATCACCAGTTGTATAGTTAACTGTACCAGCAGAAGAATTAGTAATAACTTTTCTATTACCACTGTTGTAATAAGTTCTTAAGTTTCCAAACCCATCATCCTCGAAATACTGGTCTACAGTAGGACGATCAGCGAGTCTAAACCTACCAGAAACGATTACAGGCTCTTTGACACAACCATCTGCATTAGAAGTCTTACCTGGAGCACTATCGTAGATAGGAGCACCAGTTGATATACAGTATGTGTTTGTTTCTGCTGGTTTTGGATTAATATATTTTAGTAGTGAGACTTGAGTCGAAACATCAGAAATACACTTATCTGCAAGTGTTATTGCCTTCTGGAATTTCGCAAGACTGAATGAAGAATTGAAGTTGTTAACTTTAGAAGCAACTGCCCACTCATTAATAGCATTTTGAGCATTTGATTCGATAGCAGAGACGCTTCTAGCAGAGCAAGCAGGGTCATAAGTGATAAACACTTTAGGATAGACGTAAATGCTCTCAGCATCGGTTACAACGGGTTCAATCGATGCCATAGCGTATGCTCTCAACTGTTTAGAGAGGTTTATCTTTGTTGCATCGTTTAATTTAGATCCTGTCTTAGTTTTGACTGCGATGTAGACTTTTCCATATACAGGAGGATATAATTCATCTCCACCATAAGCGACAACGCTTGCCACGTTATCATATATCTTTTGCATGATAACTTCGTAATCCTTTGAAGTAACTGCACGATATTGGGCAGAATAGTATCTTGGAGCATTATATTTGATGGATTCAACGCTTTCTTCATCAGAACCTCCGTAGGATGTATTCTTAACTATTACGTCTACATCAGATGCAGAATAGTTAACACCATTACTATCAGAGATTAAACCGATAAATGCAAAGCTTGTTACATCATTTGCACCTTTTCCAGCAGTTACAAGGTATTCAAGGTCAATAACCTCACCATCAGTTAATTTTCTACCAATTACATCATCACCAAAAGTCAATTCATATCTCATATCCTCTGTTTCGGATAAGAAATAAACCCTGTCAGTTGCTGTTACATTAGTAACATTTTCTACTTTATTATAAACGTCTGAGCTAGTGCTACTTTCGTTTGCTCTAACACTAACTTTTAGAGTGGCAATATCTGCATCAGATGTTGGTACCACATAATTCTGTTTAGCAAATGTGTTAACAAGATACGAGAAGTTGATAACGCTACCTTCTTGTATCAATACACATTTTAATGTTGCAATTCCTGTTGTTTGATCAACCTCAGCAGTGAATGGCTCTAGTCTATTCCAAGTGTAATTACCACCAGTAGCAACGGATCCCTTCGCTAAAGTGACTGAAGCAGGCCAAGCACCAGCAGTTTGATTAGTTTGTATCGCTAATTCCAAATACGCCTTAGAAGCAGTAACAGAATTAGGTGTATAGTTTAAAAGCTTCGCAATATTGACAATATTATCTCTTACAGTAGATGATGCTATAAATGCCTCATTCATTGACATATTTGCCATGAATGCACTATAATAAGTGTTATAAGCAAGAGTATCAATTAAATACGACAGACCTGACCCTTCAAAGTCATAATCTGAAAATTCACTACGAGTTCGCAGATATGCCTTGATAGAAGACTTAATATCTGTAAAATCTAATGCTGTTAAATTATTCGGTTGCATTATGGTCTCTGTAAGACGAAGGTGATATTCTCAATTACTGGAAGACCAACTATTTGGTATTCTAGGTCAACGGTTATAGCGTTGTCATCATAATCAGGTACGCACTCTAGGCTAGTAATCTTTATACGTGGCTCGTGTTGCTGTAATGTATTTAGTATCTCACTATGGATCGAGTCAATTAAAAATGGGTCTAACGGCTCAAATAGCATTTGAGATACATTAGAACCAAAATTAGGTTGAAATGGTTTTTCTCCAGGAGTTGTTAATATAATATTTTTGACCGCTTGTTTTATTGCTTGGTCATTTTTAGTAGGTTGTACGTCTTTCGTAAATGGGTTCTTGGTAAAACCGACGGGAATGTCCTTAAACGCTCTCGACTTATTAAATTCCTTACCTGTTATCGGTTTTAATGCCATTAGACTTCATAGAAAGTATATCTCAAGAATAGTTCCTCCATAGGACCTATAGACCTAATGGTCTTAACATAATATTTGTTTCCGACTTGATACTTAACACAATTAGGGTTTATGCTATGATTTAGAAATCCACCTAGGGGTGTTCTGTATATTTCGCCGTTTTCAAGGTAATGTGACATACCAAGCTCTTTGCCTTCGGTTAATTCATATCGTGTGAATATACCTTGTCCTGCTACTGGACTATTTTGCACAAAAAGTCCTTCAGGAAGTGCTCTGTAGGTCACTATTCATAATGTAACTAATTATTATTTATCAGAGAAACGGACACCTTTGCATCCCTCTTTAGAACAGTAGTATCTTCCTTCACCTTGATTAGGTGTCAAATAGTCAACACCTTCTGCCCATTCATCCATTGCTTCTCTCACAATAGACTTTATTTCATTACGAATATACTCTTTCTGCTTTTCTCTACGCTCTTTAATCTTTTTGAAGTTAAACATTAGTTTCCCCGTAAAAAACCTAATAACACTTTCCAGAATCCTTTAGTAGCAGATCCTTGAATTTCATCAAATAGGTACATATTTAACCTAAATGCATAATTTGCCTCTGTAATTAGTGCATTTGTTTGAGATTCATCTAAACCAAGATTATCTAAAACGTTCCTATAGTTATTCTTAAACTCTTTAGCATCAGGTATCTTACTAAAATCGTAAAACCATAATCCTTCACCTTTAGGTGGATTAAGTGCTTTTTGAGCAATATTGCATAAAATCTGTCCTCCAGACAAATCACCGATATATCTCGTGTAATGATGTCCTATTAATAGGTAAGGTTCATCATTAGCAACTTGATTAATTCTATAACAATATGTGTTACATGCCTCAGTAGGTATCTGTAATGCTCTCCAATTAGGACCATAGAAGTATCTAAGGTCTCTTTCTAAGTTATTAACACGCTCTAACTCACCTTGGAATCCACTTATTATTTTCACCCAAGGATCCTCGGATTTCCTAATTTGCTCCTCCATCGTCTGATAGACGTAATAGAAATTAGTCAATAATTGACGATATTGCTCAGGGTCTAACACCCCTTTAAGGAATCCAGAAACAAATTTAGTGTTTTCTGCTGCTGAATGGGACTTTTTAGTCCCTTCCTTCAATGCTAGTGCTAATCCCATTATTCTGTCTCCGCAGTTTCAAATTCTTCAATTTGGTCAACATACACCTCATTTCCAGCAATGCGGTATTTGTGACCTCTTTCATCCTCACCAAGATATTCAAGACTATTCTCACCAGAGAAACTATGCTCTCTTAGAACAGCTTGAAGTCTATAGTGGAGCAAATCAACGTGTGATATCATCTACCCTGTCCTCTATAACGCTTCTTTGCGTTATTGCGGGAAGTAGCAGACAACTTAGTGTGCATACTTGAGCCTTGTCTAGTCTTTTTAGGGTTTGGTTGCACATAGTTAGTGGTAATCCATGCACCACCTTTTGCTTTTGCCATAGTTAATCACCTACGAATACATTATTAGAAGCACCTGCAATGGTAGAGTAACACTCACCTTCAATACCTCCGTTTAGAGGATCACCGAATCTATTTGCCAATTTTCCCATTATATACACTGTTTTAGTGGTTGCGTGGGAAACTCGCTTATGTTTACCGCCATCACGGACATCTTCAGAGGTAAGGTACTTACCATTACAGATATCTGGTGGAGGTGGACTCTTACATCCTCCATGAGCGTGCTTGTTGGTAGTAGAGCAAGGATGGTTAGTTAAAACGTCCTTGTCGATAATCGGACATATGTTGTTTATCAACACAGTCGGATTCTTCGGTGTTTTAGGTCTCTGTGCTAAGGGATTCCATTTAAGGACGCTATTCTTAGACGACAGAGGTTTCGGACTCGCTTGAGGGCAATTCATAGGACATCCATACGTGGCATGTACATGTCCTGTAACTGCTCTTCCGTGTCCTGAGCATTTACCTTTGTAGTAAGCTGCTTTCTGTGCTCCCATTATACTCCTTTCAGTTTAAATGTCAAATGGATTGCCGTAGGCTTCCACACACTTACTCATATTTAGGGTTGAAGCAGTCAAGTCATTCAATATTTGTAGTTGACCATATGCAGTCCAGTCTTGAGCACCAGGACCACGTATGCCAGACATACTATAAGATGTGGTAGTTGTGCCACCATTTGCGTTATTCGTTGTTCCACCTGCTCCTGGAGTGGGTGGAGGACATGCATTTGAACCAGTACAACCACTTTCCTCAACCTTACAACCTATGGTTACCTTAATCAACATGTCCGTAGTGCTAGATGCACGATACTGACGCATGTGGTATTTGGTTAATTTGGATGCGTGCGGTAAATCTGCAAACCTACGTTGCACTGTGCTAACCAATGTTCCTGCATAATTGAGGTATTCTGGGACACTTTCCTGTGCTAATGCCTTACATTGCTGTTCAATACTCGCTAATCGTGTCTCTTCCGCTTCTTTTGTCTTCTTTTTCCAGTTAGCCATCTCTTTTTTATAGTCTTCACCAACTACAGATTCATCAGTAATCGCATCTTTTACATCATTTACACCTTCAATACCGTATTTTGTGACAATTTCCCTGTATCTGTCTACCTTATCCTTAGAATAACGTCTTTGAGCTAGCATATAGATGTCATTTTTCGCTAAATCCATCAAAGATTCGGAATTTGGTTGTGGTGCAGTGGTAGATTTGCTCTCATATGACCTTTGACGCATCTCATCAACCTGTTTATCCTCAGCACGATCTAGTGCGTTAATCATTTCAGGGAAACCACGACTTGCACGTAACTTCTCATAGAAACTTTCTATGCCAGTTTCTGATGCATCTATGCCATCTGTAATCTTTAACGTGTCTATTCTGTGCACATTCTGTACAACTGCCCTAGGCTCGTCTGTAGCAACCGAATATCCACTTCCTGCATTCTTTACTGTTATGTTAGTAACGACTCCATCTGCCCATTTACCGACTGCTGTAGCACCACTTCCACCTCCTCCACTGAATGTAACAGTAGCATCAGCAGAATATCCACTACCGTGGTTAGTAATTCTGACACGATTAACGTAACCACCTTGTCCACTTACCTGTGGAGTGACTTCCGCTACTGCTGTTGCATTACCAGAAACAGTTACGGTAGGTGCAGAAGTGTATCCTATACCTGGATTTGTGACATCAATGTAAGAAATTGCTCCATTTGTTACCGTAGGCTCTAATTCTGCCTCTTTTCCTATGCTCGCCATAGGTGTAGTGCAGTTAAGTTCAGGTGGTGCACCTAGTAAATGCCATCCTGCTCCACCCGAATATACATTAAATCCAGTAATAGTGCCATTAGTGATAATTCCTTCCGCAATTGGCTGTTTTAAGGTATTATATACGTCTGGAGACCCTCCATCTATGCTTTCTGTGGTATATTGGACGCTTTTATCGTAAAATTCGTATAATCCCATCAAACATGAGTGTGTTTTGACCCCTTTTCCAGCAAAAACAGTGATTTGGTGTGCCCTATTGCTCGTATATTGCGTATTATAGGCAAAATCGTTGCCATTTCCGTCCAAATAGACCAAATGACGCTGAAAATTGTCAAATTCGGTGTGAAAAACCTTAGTTATGGTATGTCCGTTAATAGTATCACCCTCACGCATGGCATCAAACCCTGCTTGCGGTGCTGTTCCTTCTATAGGACCAACTGCTGATACTTTTAAGTCTATAGTTAATACAGAAGTAGTAAGGTCATCATGTGTATGAGTATAGTTTAATGTATAGGTATCATTGACTGCATAATTCTGTCCAGGATCCATTAATTCTAAAAATGTCCATTTAGTACCAGTGAATACACTGTTATCATAGTCATAGACAGCTTCTAGTCTTACTTTAACTCTCAGTCCTTGTTTTATACCACTTTCTAGTGCTGCACCTTCAAATATTATAATAGTATTCAGATCATCATCTCCTGTCTTCCAAGGATTCTGAGAAGTTACTACAGGAAGTCCTGAATAGGTCGATGCATCCCATACGTCTACATCTATACTATCAGGAGTGTAAACAAAGTTAACATCAGTAACGCCATTAGGCAAGACTGTGGAAAAGGCATCATACTTGAATACAATTTTATTAGAAAGGGTGCCAATACCAAATACAGTAGGGTAAGGACAATCGGGGTCACCAGTTTCGTCTCCTTCGGGGTTTTCGTATCTACAAATCGCTTCTTTGGGTGTAGCACTGAATCCTGTGCAAGGATGACACTGAGAAGTTGTTACAGTCTCATCTGCATCACCATTAGTTGCACCAGAGGATGCTGCTGTTTGGGTTTCAATGTAAAAACAAGGATATCCTATATTACCACCATTGGTACCCATGTCAAATAGGTAACAAAACCATGTGTCCGAATTCATTGCTTGAAATGATAGTCGTGACGGCACGTGGTCATAGATAACAGTCCTTGGTGGACTACAAGCTATATCTCTGGTTATTCTTCCACAATAAGAACTAGCACTACCTGAGAAACCACCTCCTGCTGGAGTAGCAACTATTGTAGAACCATACATTACAGCATCTATTGCCCAACCTGGTACATTAACACCAGCATTAAAATCTGATGGATATGCTCTTAATGTAAAGTCTGCTTTCGTTGCTGTTTCAGGTACATAAGCATGGTTATGCAAACCACTGCCTATAACATCACCAGCAGTTTGTCTACACAAGTCATTAGAGTCATTATGACAACCTAAAACACCCATTATTGCTTTTGTTTATCTTCAATACTATTTAACCGTTGATATATCAAATCGAGGTTTTCCTTGTAATTCAAATACTTCTCGTCGGCGTGGGGACGGTAGAGTATAAGGTTTGTAAAAGTCTGTGGTAACGCTTGTACATACTCTTCTATAGACGTTAATCTTTGACCTATCGTCTCTAAACACTTATTAACTACCTCGTGTGCAATCTCGTTATCCTTAAACCTAGGATCATCTTCGAGTTGCCGTTTAATTTCTTTTTCAATGTCCAGATGTATCTCTGAAGCTGTCAACGCGGTTGAAACGTGGTTTCGCGGGTCTGACATTTCTGTTTCTTCCATAGTACCTACTTCTTCATTCCAAGGGATTAAAAACCAAGTCATTCATCAGTGACCTTTTTGAGAGTGAATGATAGATTTACTTCATCTATCTCGTATTCTAACTCATCTCCGACAGCCCATCCAAGGTCTTCACATATATTATCATCGATATAAAGTAGACTATCGCCGTATTCATCCTCGTTGATAGTGATTGTGAATCTCTTGGACATATGCCATCTCCTTATAGTTTATTCAGTTGTGAGTATGTATCTCGTTTGTGAGTCTTCTTCCATTTATTCCATTCAGCAATGACTACTTCTCTATCAGTGCATTTCTTTGCATCTGCTAACCAACTTGCACAATCGTAGATTCGTGGGTCGAGCATTCCTTCGTGCCTCAGCATTACTTCAAGTGCCCACACTCTGTCATCCTGTGAGTCTTGTCTGAAATTCATAATCGTCTCTGGGGGAATTTTATACTGGAAAAAAATTTTTGATTTCCATAGAAAAAGATACCCATTGAGTATATAGACCTCTTTCGGGTACCTTTGTAGGTTAGGGTAGTTTACTTTTTTAATATAGCGGCCCCCGAAGGGGCAACATCCAAGGCCACCACTGCGATTTGGGTGCCATTTCTTTATTGTTTCACTTTAAACATTTTCTAAGTAGTCATCACTTTTACCTTGAATGTGTATGCACTAAGTATAACATAGTGAGAGAATTGTGTCAAGTAGTTGTTAAGAACTGTTTGGGGAATTGTTATCAACTACTTCCCAAAACCATCCGATACTTTTTATATAATCAAAGCAGGAATGTCTGGGCAATTGTTGATATCTTTCTCCCCTACAGTTTCTAACACTATCCATGTGCAATTCCATCTCACTAATTGAACTAAACTCCCCTTGAAGTTCCTGTGAATTGTTATAAACTTTGTAGAGCATGATTGTGAGAGGTTCTTGTTAACCCTGACAGTGTTATTGTAGCAGGTTTGTGATAATTTGTCAAGAATGTGTGAGTTTATTGTTAATACTTGACAGTCGGTAGATTACGTGCTAAGGGTGTTACATAGGGAGACAATTAATCGAGATAATTAACACAAATACATTTAAAATAACATTTAATTGTTTTCCACAATTATGCGTAATCCTGTGGAAAAGTGTTAATTAGTTGTTGAAATCGTCCTTTGAATTGTTTACATTTAGTTGATGTAATCGTTTCTTTCTAATGTTATCATAGATGATAATTGTAATCTCCTTAAGTGTTATCCAGACATAGTGAATTTGTTTAAGGTTTGAGATACTTCCATTCTTGTAATTCTTCGTCATAGTACTTACATTGTGGAAAACTGTTTGTATAACATAGGACATTAACTTCATTGTATTTGTTCATACTATGCTCTGCTAATTCTTTTGATTTTAACCATCTATTAGTCGTTACAGTTATGTATTCATTAGAGATGAAATTAACCTCTCCTTGTTCTCCATCAGGGAGCATAATCTTTAGACCCTTTTTTAACACTTTTGGGAGCATAATTTGGATGTAGTTAGTGTTATATAGTGAAAAAAATCCGTGCCGTCCACATACTAATAGTTGTGTAAAGTACGGTAAGGTTTGTAACAATATTTCTGGTCATATTGCTGTTGAGTTTGTATTACTTTAGATGGGGTAGATTTGATGTGGTTTGTGTTACTTTTTGGTTGGATGATTTGCATAGAATTGTGTTAAGAAGTAGTAACGGATTGTAGGTGTGGGGTTAACAAGTTGTTCGTAAACATCTTGTGGTAATTCGTGATACTTAGAAGAGTTAATCTTCCTGGAATTGTTCTTCATCTTCTGGGGGAAATTGCTTGAGTTTAACATCACTTAGTGCTGAAATCATCGTCCATACTTTCTCACCTGAAAGTTGAAATTCTCGGCATAAGTATTCAACAGAGTCCTCAATCGTGTTGAGAACTTCTATTGCTTCTGCCTGTAATTGTGCGTCTTCGTTATTCATTAGTAGAAAAAGTTTGTTGGACTAAATGATCTTTAAAAAGGGTTAATTGCACCAAGGGGGGAAAGTTAGGGTCGATATTGTGAATTTCGATGTTACTAACTTCGTGATATCTTCCTGTAATATCATCATAAATTGTGACGTTAGTTTGCAATTCATCTTTACTTAGTGAGCGAAGTTTACAGAGAAGTTCTTCATAAGTCATGGAAATATGCCTTTAGTTAATACTATTTACTGGCATAAATCTTCAAACCTTTGTTTAGCAATAGTCTCGCATTGTTCCTCATCAAATTGAGGATATTCTTCTAAAACTTCTTCATATAAAGTTTCAAGAATTGACTCGTGATGTAATACTGACATGATTAATAACTCCTGTGAGGGTGAACAACTGTGCTGATACTATCTAATACATTAGAGGTTAAAATGCGTGCATTAGTTCTCAAGTTAAATGCGTTAGTTAGTAATACAAATAAAAGGAAAAATGTGCCTAGATGTTTCATAATTAAAAAGATAATTGTGGGTTAGTTTCTAATATTATGTCTCTGCATCTTTCTCTGTCTAAACTATCACCACCACCCCAAGAATAGTGGACATATTCTAGATCTCCCTTTTCAATTCTTTCAATGTAAATATTAAATGCTTGGACAATATCCAACTTAGTTAAACCTTTAATTGGATAAAGATCGCTGTCTGGTGAATAGAAAGACCAAACATAATTTACAAATTCTGTTAAGTTAGTCATGATAATTAGGTGGCGAAAGTACAAAGAAATAGAGAGGGGTGACCCTCTCTATTCGGCATCGTTGACCTTATCCCATAGGGTGTCAAACTCGTCTGACTCTGTGAAAGGGAATTCAAGACTGGCAACTGTGGAAAACATCTCTTGAAGTGTTGCGAATTCTTCAGAGGAAAGATTTTGAATGGAAATTGTTTTCATACCTTTATTATAGTGAGTGATGGGGTGGAATGGGAGAAATGTGTGACAGTTTCTTTACTGTCCATTTCTGTATTCACCCATTAGGCACTTGCCGTAATATACAGCAGCATATCCATATTCTTCGGATAGGTCGAGGCATAGACCCCAACACTCGTCTAAAGTCCTTTTGACACTATTCTCAAAAGGTGCGGATGGGCAAACTACTGTGTAAGGTAGTGATGGATTGAAAGCGATTGAATTATTCATACTATAAGTATGACACACTTTGGGGCAAAAATCAAGCGACCTTGTGACACTTTGTAGGATGGCACATCAATTCTCTTCTACTTCTCTGATAGAATTGACATCCCATTCTGATACATACTCATCTAATACTTCAAATGAGTTTATATCTTTTCTTGCTAATTCGATTGCTTGTTCTTCACTTTGTGCATCAACTTCGATAGTAAAATAGTTAATTTCTGCACACTCAATTAGATATGATTTCATTATACTAACTCCCTATCTAATTTGTGGACTCTTTGTATTACTAACTCACGATGGATTGCAAATAGTTTGGTGAAGTTAACACCCTCAAAATCAGTCCATTCTGATACATAACCCCAGTTATGTAAGTCAGGTGTGTTGTTAGTAAATGTGGGACAATAACAAAACTCGTTATCATCATCTAACCAGAATGTCATGCCGAATGTGTCAGAATTAAACATAATAATTAATACTCCTCCTGTGCAATAAATGGGATAATGTTATCAACTTGAACTTTATATCCTACTACCTTAGCATTAAAATGCTCGTCTAATTCATCATCATAATATGATAGATTAGAGTTTAAATATGCTTGGATTTCTTCACATAAATGTAAAGGATTTGGTTCGTCTCCATCCTCACAAACTATGCGAAATGAGTAGTTGTAAGTTTTCATTTAGTCCTCTGAATCCATGTAAGCAAATAATTCACAACCGATGTTAAAATCATCGTGTTCGGTGTTACCTACCCAAACTTGTAGGATTTCTTCGTAACATTCAAATGGAAGTGATTTCATGATAAAGAGAATAATAAAGGACAGTAAAAAGAGATAGTAGTTTATACTATCTCTAGGGCAAATTCGTCAAGTAGAATGAGACCGTCAAAGAAAGATTTGGTTGCTTGATTGTTACCAATAAACCAATCCCAGTTCTTTTGAAATACTCTGACACCTGTCTTACACTCTGTTAGGATAGCATTTAGTCTTGATTTTGTGGTGTTTGTCTCATATCCACAAGATGAGAGTTTCAATGCCTGAGTGTTATGGTCTAGTGTTGCGATGTTGTGACCATGTAGAAAGACTTGACTGCAATTTGTAGAATCGTTGAAAACAACTGTTGTATTTGACCCAGACCAGTTTGCTTTGTTGGAAAGAGCGAAATTCATTTGCTTTTCAAGTTTTCTCATAAGTGCTTTGGTTGACTACTCTTATATAATAACCCATTCTAGGGTCAATGGGGGAAATAGTGGACACTTCCTCAACTGGCATACGATATAGGCACAACTCCCTCGTTGAATATAGTATTAACAATGGACTGCACTCTTTTATGTGTTTTAGTGCCTATACCTTTTGTTAAAGGTATTCTAACGTAACCGCATTTCTTACGATAAAAGTTAATCATACCAGCAGGTATTTTACCTGATTGAATGTTACTTCTGTCTTCATTATGCAGTCTAATTACTCTACCAATAGTTTGTGCCATTTCAATACTAGGTAGATTTCTTAATAAAATAGTATCACTTAAACCTGGTACATTAATGCCTTCTGATAATATCGAATAATGAAAGATTACAAATCTTTTGTTATCATCAGCACCCCAATTTGTGAGAGTATTAAAGAACTTATCTCTCCTAACTTTCTGCTGATTGATATATGCACCATGCTTACTTGTGATGTGCATAATATCATAACCCATCAATTTAAGGTCATTAATTATACTTGTTTGAGACAACATTCTCCACAATACTTTAGTATTAGGTGCAGCAATTAGCACCTTATGGTTCTTACCTTCCTCTAAAGATTCTAAGATGTTGATAACATTTTCTCTGTCAACATCGTGGGCATTAATTCTCTCTCTTACTAAATCTGTGTCAAAAGGTACTACTAAAGGTGGCACAATCTTACCTGATTGTATTAACTCAGCAGCAGCAGTTTGCTCTAGTATGTTACCATAAACTCTGTTATTATCCATCCCTCTTTCTTTACTTTGTCCTCTACCTATACGTGGTGTAGCAGTAAAATAGTATCTGCGATTAGCATACTTAGATGTTGCTAATACTGCCTCAAAAAAGTGCTTACTTGTGCCATTATGTGCTTCATCAAAGTAAATATTATGGATAGGTATGTCAGCATCAACAATACGATGCAAACTATGGTAAGTTGTGTATATTATATGGTGTGAATCATTGTTGTTAACGTAGTCTGCAATCTCTTCCGCATTAGTAGAACTAAACTCCTTAACTTCTCCACTATGCACGTGCGAAATGCGGACATCTTCATCAACTAAATGCTCGCTAAACTCAGAATGTAGTTGATTAGATAACAAAATCCGTGGTGCAACAACTACACTAATTAAACCAGAATATGCAGTCCTTAATTGTTCTTTTAAGTCTGCTATCATAATATACGTTTTACCTCCACCTGTAGGTATAAGTATTTGTCCGCAATCTTCAGATTGCATGTTATCAAATGCCCTCTGTTGGTGTGGTTGTAATTGAATCAATAGGGTTTCCTCCGAATGAATACATTATAAAAGAAAAATGCCCCTAGATGGGGCATTAGTGTGTCACTTAGTCAACTGGTCTATTCGGGTTGCCCAGTTGTGGGATGACATGGAAATCAACAACATTAAACAGTTTATCGAAGATACATTCATTGACTTGTGCAATCATGTTTCTTTTAGTCACAAACTGTTTTTTCTTAGTTGTATAATAACCCTCAGAGTCTAGGATAGTTTGTATTTTTAAAAACCATCTTTCTGAGGTGTCACCATTAACATTCTTGACTGGATACCAATCATAAATGGTTTCTTTATTGGATGAGATTAATTGCATTAAACCTCATCATCTGTTGCTAGATAGTCATCAATAACTGCCAACAGTTCTTCAGAGGTTTGTGCATCCTCAAGAAGATTAAACAATGCAACTTCAGAATTAAATGCCATCGGATTGATAGGATAGAGTGGATAAGGTGAGAGAAACAAAAACTGGACTTACGAGTCAGTTACTGTGAGAGGCATAACCCATGACTCCAGATGAGCAATGCCAGTTTTGTTTCCCATGATGTTAATATAACATGGATTCTACCGAATGGGTAGAATAGTGGACACTTTAGAAATCGTCCTCATCTGGTGCCTCGTGTGCATCTAAATCAAACTCATGTAGATAGTAGTCTAATTCAATGCCTAGATTCTCACAATAAGTAAGAACTTGTTTAGCAACTAATTCATTAGGATATGAAACTTGATGATACTCAGTTTCTAATACACATGCACCAGATTCATCATCTGGGAATACACTTTCATCATGAATGTAGGTCATGTTTAAATCTCCAAAAAAGGTGGGAAGTTTTGAGGGTCATTAACTAATACTCCAACAGGTGAAAATTCACCGTTGAATGTATCATAAACTGATACTTCTTTAAGAAGTAAATCATCATCAAAAGACTGTAATTCAGTCAATAAGTCAAGATAAGTCAT